GTTCGGTGCTTACGCGCCTGTGGTGGGGAGCATTATCGTTAATATCCCAGAGAATGTCGCCACGAATTTCGTGTTTCTTATTAACTGGGATGCGGACGTTATGGATGGGGCCAACACGGGCGTTTATCTTGATTATAACGGCAATAATTTCGCGCATCTGTCGCGGTCAGGATTCGCAGAACGTAGGACCTCACACACCGGGACAGCGCGGGTGTATTTAGGCCCTGGTACTTACACTTTTAATATACGCTTTCAAAACGAATCAATTAATCAAGTTTGGAGCTTGGGCTACTGGTCCATGACTTTGCTGGCATCGAAACGATAAAATGGACAACAACTACGAACCAACCGACGGGGAGATTTTCCCCAATAAGCATCTGCTTGAAAATGTGGATGAGGTCTCGTTTCCTGGACTAGACGAAGGCGGGGGAGATGGAGTAGTCCCTGTCCCTCTCCTTAGTTACACGAAATATGACTCTAGCCGTGGCTGGATTTTGTCGTCAGGGACTTGCAATGCTTTTGAGCTGGAACTTCATAAGCAGCAAGGGCCTTTGATTGATGGCATGTTCGACGGGAGAAAGTATTACGTCGTGGACGGGGAGGCTGTCGAGCGTCCTGTCATGGGACTCCCCGCTGGTGATCTTACTGTTGTGGCTGATGGCGAAACCGAGCTTGTTATCAATGGTTTGCCAACTCCCACTTCTGTGACGCTGACAGGCCCCGTGCTGATGCACGGTGTTACGGAGACAGGCGACGTTACCTTGGTGATGTCTCTCCAAGGGGAATACAAGGTTGAGTTTGAGAGCTTTCCATACATCACTGAAACGAGAAAAATAAATGCGACTTGAGGCACACAATTTTAGCAGCCTTGCCGCCGCAGTAGTATGGGGCAAGGAACAGATCGACGCGAGCGCCGGGAAAGCCCGCGCCCGCTACCTCACCGTTGCGCCTGGGCAGGAGGCGACTTATTCCGCCAAGTATGCTGACGCCAAATCGTTCCTCGGCTGGGACGGTACGCCGCCGCCAGAATTGCATCCCTGGGTGACGCAAGAAGCCACACGAACAGGGTCCACGCCAGAGGCGACCGCCACGCTCATCAAGAACCTGGGCGACTACTGGAATTTTGTGATAGGGCCTAACATCGAATCTGTGCGTTTGGAGGCCAAGAATCGTCTTGATTCATTAGCGTCAATTTCGCTCGTGGTATCAGCAACTCGACAAGCGCAGAAAGCGCTGGACTTAATTTAAGGAAAATAACATGGCGGATCAACGTACTATCAAGGTGCCGTTCAAGCGCGGTAACACCGCTCAAAACGATGTCTACAAAGGCCACTCTGGCGAGGTCACGATTGACATGCAAAAGCGTGGCTTGCGTGTCCACGACGGGATCAAGATGGGCGGCGAAGAAATGCTACGCCGTCAAGACCTCGTGGATGTCGTGGCCGCAAATGATACCATCAACGCTGCCGTCGCCGCCGCTGCCGGGAGCGCTACCGCCGCCGCAGGGAGCGCAACTGCCGCTGCGTCTTCGGCAAACTCCATAGCTGCCGCCGCCGCTACCGCCACCGCGAAAGCCGCCGCCGCTGCCGCGTCGGAGGCTGCTGCCGCCGTCAGCGCCACCTCCGCTGACGGCTCCAAGACCGCCGCCGCAGGGAGCGCCGCCGCCGCTGATGGTTCCGCGACCGCCGCCCTGGCTTCGAAGACCGCCGCCGCAGGGAGCGCCGCCGCTGCCGACACCTCCAAGACCGCCGCCGCCGCGAGCGCCGCCGCTGCCGACACCTCCAAGACCGCCGCCGCCGCGAGCGCCGCCGCTGCCGACACCTCCAAGACCGCCACCGCCGCGAGCGCCGCCGCCGCCCTGACCTCCGAGACCAACGCCCTGGCCTCCAAGAACGCCGCCGCCGCGAGCGCCACCGCCGCCGCTACAAGCGCCGCCACCGCTGGCACCTCCGCCACCCTGGCCCAAGACTGGGCCACCAAGACCACTTCGGAAGTTGTGGCCGGTCAAGGTTTCGGCGCTAAGAAATACGCCGCCGACGCCCTGGCTTCGTCCACCGCTGCTGGTGTGTCGGCCACCGCTGCCAATACCAGCGCCGTTGCCGCCGCTGGTTCTGCCACCACGGCCACGACGAAAGCCGCGAACGCTGCCACGTCCGAAACCAACGCTGCCGCCAGCGCTGCAACCGCCACGACAAAAGCCTCGGATGCTGCCGGTTCCGCGACTGCCGCTGATGGCTCCAAGACCGCCGCCGCCGCCAGCGCCGCAGCCGCCGCTACCAGCGCCACCGCCGCTGATGACTCCAAGACCGCCGCCGCAGCCAGCGCTACGACTGCGACCACGAAGGCAACGAACGCGGCCACGTCAGAAACCAACGCTGCCGCCAGCGCCAGCACGGCCACGACGAAGGCTAATGAAGCTGCTGATTCTGCCGCCGCTGCCGCCGCCAGCGCCCAGCAGGCCACGACTGGTCAAATCCAGTCGAACTGGACTGAGACCGATAACACCCAAAAAGGCTACATCCAAAACAAGCCAGTGTTGGCGGCTGTCGCCACCTCTGGTTTGAAGGCTGATGTTGGCCTCGCAAACGCAGACAATACCGCCGACGCCGCCAAGCCGGTTTCTGGGCCTCAACAGACCGCGCTGGATTTGAAGCTGGACAAGAGCAATCCTACCTTCACCGGAACCGAGACTGGTCCATCTTATGTCTCCACGGCCTTCAATGGCCTGCGCATGAAGCCCACCACCGGGACTGGTGGCATAGGCACCATCCTCCGCCGAGATGGCGGCTCTTTCTACGTGATGATGACCAACAACGGGGATGCTGACGGCGCACAAAATGCCCTCCGCCCTATTACCGTCACGCTCGCCACGGGTGACGTATCCTTGGGCGGCGGTGCTTTGGCCGTCGCCCATGGTGGGCGCGTCACCGTCACCACCCAGGCCCCTCTGGACAACAGCACCACGGTTGCTACAACCGCCTACGCGGACGCGGCAGCAGCGCAAGTTAAGGCGGATATCGTCAACGGCTCGTCGGCCCTGCTGGACACGCTTAGTGAGTTCTCAAACGCCATCGGTAACGACGCAAACTTTGCTGCGACAAATGCCACCGCACTCGGCAATCGTTTGCGCGTGGATGTGTCTACACAAGGTCTGACGGCAGGCCAGAAAGCGAACGCTGTAACCAACCTCGGTCTGGCTGCTGTCGCCACCTCCGGTTTGAAGGCCGATGTTGGTCTCGCAAACGTAGATAACACGAGCGATATCAACAAGCCGGTTTCGACCGCGCAAGCCGCTGCCGACGCGCTGAAAGCCAACATCGCCAATCCGACCTTTACTGGTACGGTTACTGGTCCAAACTTCGCTGGTAATTTGACCGGCTACAAGAACGTTGATAACACCAACGAAATGACGTTGGCTAACGGCTTCGCTGGCGGGCAGTTGAACTTGAACTATCGTGGCGCTACCGGAGCTATCACCCAGGTTAACGTCTGGAATGGTGTCGCCGCCAGTGGAGTTTTGGCTAAAATCGTGGCCTTCAATATCGACGCCTCTGGCAACGTGACGGGCAACGCTGCCACAGCCACGAAACTGGCGACCGGACGTACGATCAATGGTACGACGTTTGACGGCTCCACAAATATCACGATCAACGCCGTGGACAGCACAGCACGCGCTCCTGTCGCAAGCCCCACGTTCACGGGTGTTGCCACAGCACCGTCTTATACCTCGACGGGGGGAAGTAGTTACCGACTGAAAACAAGCACCTCGGCCAACGGGATCGGCTCCTTCTGGCTCAATGACGGCTCGGCTCTGTACCTGATGCTGACAGCGAACAACGATGCCGATGGCAGTTATAACGCGCTACGCCCTTTTTATGTCAGTGACACTAGCGGTGCTGTCACGATGGGTAACGGCGCTATGGTCGTTAATCATAACGGCCCTGTTAATGTAGCGACCCAAACGCCGGGCAACAACAGCACTGCCGTTGCTACTACAGCATACGCTGATGCCATTGCGGCGTTGAAAGTTAGTAAGGTCGGCGACACCATAACCGGCACTTTGACTAGCGACGTGACCGTGGCGGGCGGTTTCAACTTTAACGTGCGGAATACGGCAGGGAATGGTGCGCAGGTTTACATGCTGGGTAACGGGGCCACCACGCCTAGCAAGACAGTCCGTGTCCGAGCTGGCTCACTAGAAGTTGTGAATGACGCTCAAAACGCCATCATCTGGGGCATGGCCGATTCTGGTGCTACGACGCAGACTGGCCCCGCTCAGGTTAATGCTAACGGCGGGCCAAGTAGCAGTAACGCAGCCATAACCACGAGTGGTTCATTCGGCGGCGGTTACAAAATGATCGACGGTACTTCCACTTTTATGGCGTGGGCGCAGTCAGGCGTATGGACGTGGGGTTTCGGCTCTGGTGCCAGCACGATGACTGCGCGGATGTGGCTGGATGGCAGCGGCGTGCTTTCTACTACGCAGTTTAACGGCTCTGGCGCTGGCCTTACTGGCACGGCAAATAGCCTTACGGTTTACAGCGCAAACGGCCTTAGCGGTACAGCCTTGAGTCAGGCCAATACGTGGGAGGGTCGTCAGACCTTCAAAGCCAACAAAGGTAACAACTCGTATTCGGGTAATAATCTCTACTATTCGGGTTTGATGTACTCGACCGACGGCGGCGCGGCGGGCATGTCGTTCCTCCGCGAAGGTCTTTACGGCGTCAACTTTGGCCTCGACCCAGACAACTTTCTCCGCATCGGCGGCTGGTCTACTGCCGCAAGCAGGTTCTCATTTGGATTGAGTGCTGGCGATTTCTATGCCGCAGGTAACATCGTGGCTTACTCCGATGAGCGCCTGAAAACAAACTGGCGCGATTTGTCTGTGACTTTCCTCCAGGAATGGGCGCGGGTAAAGCATGGCGTTTACGACCGCATCGATACGGGTGAGACACAAGTTGGTATGTCTGCACAAGACGTGCAGAAGATTCTACCTAATGCTGTATGTGAAACGGCAGATGGTTATCTGACTGTGAACTACGGTGCCGCTGCCTCCGTAGCCACCATCGAACTTGCGAAAGAAGTTCTTGAGCTGCGCGCCCAGTTGCGTAAGCAGGACGCCCTGATTAAACTTTTGATTGAAAAGGTGGGAATGTAATGAACCAATATTCTATAACCAACGCGATGCCGGAGCTGGACGAAGACGGCCTCATGGTTGCTGTGCGCTTTGTTATCAACGCCTGGGATGACATCGGCCACGTTGAAAGCCGTGATATGGAGTGGCGGGCCGGTGAAAACCCGTCGCCGCAACCTGACGAAGAAACCTTGAGCGAAATGCTGATGGCTTACGCCGAAGACATGGGCATGAAGGAAGAACTGCGTATCAGCCTTTTAAGGTTCCAAACCCCTATCTATGTAGCGCCGCCCCCACCGCCGCCTCCAAGCCTTGACATGATAAAGGCCAATCTGATGGCTCAGATCGACACCAACGTGGCCTCTGTTTATGGACAGTACACACGCTTCGAAATTGAATACGTGATGCGCGAGGAAAAGGCCCGTGAGTATAAGGCGTCTGGTTACACGACAGACCCCACGAAATGGATCACGACTTTTGCCGATGAGAACGGCATCTCGTACCAGCTCTGTGCCGACCTCATTATCTCCCAAGCCGACACATACCGTGCCGCCGTTGCCGACCTGGGTGATTTGCGTATGCTCAAGTACCGGGTGAAAAATGCGGAGACACTGGAAGAAGCGTATGCCGCTCACGGGCAGATCATCGATCAGGTTTATGCGATTGCGAGGGCCTTGCCATGAGCCTTCCAGGTTCGGGTCAGATAGACATGTACTCAATCGAGGTTGAGGCTGGCTTCTCTGGTGGGTCTTATATCTACCTGGATCACGCCACGATCCGCGCCCTGGCGGGGAAGGCAGGGAGTGGCACCCAGGTTGCCTTTTCAGACTTCTACGGGAAAAGCTCGTTCTCGGCTGCTGGTGTCAACGCATTCGCAAGTAAGGGACACTCCACGGCTGGTTCTATCTCATGTGGCCCGTACGTCAATGTGGCCGGAGGCACGGCCCCGTATTCGTATAGCTGGTCATTCACATATAACCCCAATGGATGTGCGCTATCATTTAACACAAGTCAAACGTGTTCCGTAACAGCTAATTACGGCCAGACTACCGATACCACGTACAATGCCACTTTGCAGTGCGTTGTGTCCGACTCTGCGGGGCATTCGGTTACTGTAACGGGGATTAACGCAACCATGACTGTTTCCTACACTGGCTAAACTATGAAAAAACGAATCGCGCTCCTTGGCTTTCTGATGTTAGGCCAAGTCTCTAACCTATTGGGGATTGTTCGCGTCCTTTGGGCCGTCATCTTTGGTGGTGATGCAGGACACGCCACGGCCATCGCCTACGACCAGCTCGCCAACGCCGCCTTCAACGGCGACCCTGACGAGACCTTGAGCAGCCGCGCCGGACGCAAAGCGCGTGAGGGAAATGACGCCGCCTGTAAGCTGTGCAAGTGGTTAGACTGGTTTGATAAAAACCACTGTGAGAAAAGTATCGAGCGGGCCGACAAGCTAAACTGACCTAGACCGTTTTGAACTAAATCAAGCCCCTTCTGGGGCTTTTCTATTTGCCGCACGGGAACCTAATGTATAATCTTGAAAACCCACCAGGATCATATAAAATGGCACTTGAACCAGTCAGCTCAACCACGACGGGCATCGCGCTCGCAGCAGGCACCGTGACCATTACAGGCTCAGTTTTCGGGGTAGAATACGAAGCCCTGCTTGCGGGTTTCTTCGGTGGCCTGTGCTATATCACTTATATGCCAGTCACCTCGAAACTCCGCCTCGCTGCCACACTGGCTGCTGCCTCCCTGACTGCCGGGTTCTTCGCTCCGATATGCACGGTCGGCCTTTTGAACTATCTACCCTGGCTTGCAAAGGTGGGCGAAGATGCCCTCCGCATCGGGGTAGCCGCTTGGATTGGTTTGGCCGGTCAAAGTGCAATGCCATTCCTGCTTGCCAAGCTCAACAAGAAAATCGGGGAGTAACTATGCTTTCCTGCGATCTGGACGAGGCCCTAATGTGGGTCAATATCGCCAGTGCTTTAGTCATCGTCTACCGTGGTGTTTTCCAGGTGGCAAACTCTATGACAAAGAAGACCTACTTCCCAGTGCGCGCCGCCTGGATTCTGATGATAACGGGATCGATGGCCGTCCTGGCTGGCCCCTTCTTCGGCTTTTCAGTCACCTCTGTGCAGACCACGATCAGCTTTGTTGGCGTGGCTATCTTCGTGTTTTTCGAGCGTCGTTTCTTCAGGTTGACCAATGGCTAATTTCGAGAAAGCTTTTGCCGAGCTGATCGGCAATGAGGGCGGCTTCAAGAGGGAAAATGAAGACCGCATGGATTGGGACAGCGGCCATGTCGGCGTCGGCAATCTGGTCGGCACCAAGTATGGCCTCTCCGCTGGCTCGTATCCAAACCTGGACATTCCAAACCTAACGCTGGATGATGCGCGTGCTATTTACCGCGCCGATTTCTGGTCGAAGTTTGACGGCGATTCGCTCGATTACGAAGTGGCCTTCCAGTTGTTCGACGCCGATGTGAACCACGGGATGGGAAACGGGACGCGGTTTATGCAGCGCGCCCTTGGTGTTGCTGATGATGGAAAGATTGGCCCGGTTACGCTTCGCGCATTGCACGCGATGGACCCGTTGACATTCAACATGCTGTTCCTGGCTGAACGCCTGGAATTTTTTACGAAATGTAGTACGTGGGATAAGGACGGTCGTGGCTGGGCGCGGCGTGTAGCTGGCAACATGCGCAAAGCGGTGACGAAATGATTAAGGAATACTTCGTGCCAGCGCTAGTGGTAGCGGCAACCGCGACCTGTATCGGCACGGGTTTTATCGCCTATAACTCAGGCGCACGGTCGGCACGTCTGGTGGCAGAGAACACGGCCTTCAACGTTGCCAGGGCGCAGGAGCGCAAGATAGAGGAACTGCGGACGGCAGGACTGGAGGCAAAAACGGCCTTTGAGACCAGCATAAACGCCATTGAAAAGAAGCACCTGGAGGAACGTGAAAATGACAAGAAAAAAGCTGATGCTACCATTGCTGCTTATCGCAGCGACAACCTCCAGTTGCAAGACCGCTTTGCCAAACGGACCTGCCCCGCAAGCGGTGTCGGCAGTGCCAAAGCCACCGCTGGTGTCGCCGGAGATAATGCAGCCCAGAGCGTCGGACTTCAAGACGCGGATGTCGAGTTTCTTGTTCGTTTCGCCGACGACGCCGACCAAGTAGCGGATGGGCTGCGGGCCTGCCAGGGGGTCGTGACCCGCTACCAGGAGTTCTACCGGAAGACATGGCCTGACGCGGCTAAGGCGATTCTGGACGGTCCAAAGTGACCTAGACCGTTTGAAAGAGTTGGGAGAGTAGGACGGAGAAGGCCCGCGAAAGCGGGCCTTTTTCTATACGAGCGGCGCGGTGCCGAGCGCTACAACAGGGTGTTGTCGTCCTGATGCACGAATGTGCAGATCGATAACGCCGCCAGCATTGAGCGTGGCGAGGTCTTCGGGGGATGGTTTCCAGAAGGAGCGAGACCAGACGGCTCCGGCCTCGTCCTTATAGACCTCAACCGGAAGGTTTGCACAGGAGCCGTCTTGCATATCCGAAGGTGGGCCGATGACGAGGTTGCAGTTGGTCAAGTGAACGATGTCCATGTTACACCGCCATCGGGGCCGAGATCGCATCGTGCGACTGGTAGTTTTCCAGGATGATGTCTTCTGGACCAATCGCGTCGATGAGATGAGGGTTGAAGAACTTGCCGTCGTATGGCTTGATGCGCTCGCTGAAACGGACGGTCGGAGCCTCGAACGAAGTGCGCGCCAGCAGCTCGTTGACTTGATCCAGGTGATTGACGTAGATGTGGGCATCGTCAATGAAGTGGGTAAAGTAACGCGGCTTGTAGCCTGTCAGGTGGCCGAAGATTTTCAGCAGCAGCGCAGAGGAAGCGATGTTCATCGGAACGCCCAGGAACATATCAGCGGAACGCTGGTACATGCACAGGCTGATCTCATGGGCTTGAACATCCACCGTGAACTGGTAAAGCACATGGCATGGACGCAGCGCCATCGAACGGAATTCATCTGGACGCCATGCGTTGATGATGATGCCGCGATCCGTTGGATTCGTGTGGATGGTTTCCAGCGCTGCCTTAATCTGATCGAATGGAACCATGTACACGCCGAACTCCTTGCCGTTTTGCACGACGCGGAAGGGGCTTCGTTCCGACTCCGGCAAATGGCTCTCCACGCGGAACTCGGTATCACCCAGCCAGCGCCGCCACTGCGCGCCATAAATTCTGCCGAGATCGTCTTCGCCTTTGCGCAGCGGGTTTGCCAGCCATGCCTTGTTCTCGTTGGCGTTCTGGTTCCAGAAGTTACAGCCGAGGGCGCGGAAGTCGGCAGCGCTCTCGGCGGCGCGCAGGAAGCCGACCAGCTCGCCCTTGCAGCCTTTGAAGGTCATACGGCGGCGGGTTTCAAGTGGGAAACCGTCGTTCATATCGTAGCGCATCATCGAGCCATAAGGCAGGCGAATCGTATCGATCCCGGTGCGATTACTTTGGCGCGATCCTTTGCGCAAAACTTCGGTTATCAAATCGTAGTATGGTTGCATCTAATTCTCCAGGTGGAAATATGAGGCTCTCAGAATCGCCCAGGCTTGGTTTCGTAAAACAGGACGATACAGAGTGCCAGAAAAGTCCAGAGGCCACCACGGGCTTCCTAGTGGCTCCTGGACGAATTGCCTAAAAATACACTAAAACGGACTAGACCACTTAGGCCCGCATCCTCTTTTGGTAAATTTCCTTCTCGTTTTGGCATGAGGTACAGAGGGTAAGACCCTTCTGCATACGCAGCGTCGGGAGATCGTCTTCGCAGACCTCACAATCGTAGCGTTTGTACTCGTGCGGCGCGAGGTCCTTTACAGGCAAAGCCTTGCTACTGACTAAAGCCAGCGCCCGTTCCGTCATGGCCCGTTGCGTAGCCTCCGAAGTCTCAATAACGCTTTCATCCATTTTCAATCATCTCTTTCAGTTCTTGTTGTGTAAGGCATTTGATGCGAAGTTCCTTAGCCTTTGTCAGCTTGCTACCGGCATCAGCGCCGACGACCAGATAGTGCGTCTTCTTCGACACGGAGCCGGACACTTTGCCGCCAGCGGTCTCGATAATTTCCGTGGCCTCGTCGCGGGTCCAGGTTGGCAAAGTGCCAGTCACCACAAGGGTCAGGCCAGCCAAAGGTTTGGGACCCGTAGATTGTACAGGAGCGTTCCAATTGATGCCAGCGTGGAGAAGGTTCGGGATAATCCAGCTCGTGGAGTCATGCACCAGGAAGTCCACCAGGGAGGCGTAGGTTTCTTCGCCGACGCCCTCCACTTTCTTGATGGTATCAGGCGCGGCGTGAAACAGTGCCTCCATGGTTCCGAAGCGTGAGGCCAGAGCCTTGGCCGTTTCGAGACCAATGTGGCGGATGCCGAGCGCGAAGAGGAAGCGTGCCATGGTCGTCTTCTTCGACTTCTGGATTTCGTCATAAAGGTTCTGGGCTTTTGCAAGGCCGAAGCCGTCCACGAATTTCAGGTGGTCTACACCCATGCCGTAGAGTTCTGGGAGCGATTTAATCCGTCCGTTCTCTACAAGCGAGTTGATTACGCTCTCACCCAGGCCGTCAATGTTCATGGCCTTGCGCGAGCCAAAGTGGAACAGGCCAGCCTTGAACTGCGCGGAGCATTGAGACCAGTGGTTAGAGCAACGGGTGATGGCCTGATCTTCTTCGCGCACGAGCTTGCTGTTGCAGCACGGGCAGTAATCAGGCATACGCCACGCTGGTCCACGTCCCTGGCCCGCGACCTCGTGAGCGAAGCGGACAACCTCTGGGATAACATCGCCCGCACGGCGTACGATAACCCAGTCGCCGGGGCGTAGGTCTTTGCGGTCGATTTCGTTCTGGTTGTGCAGGGTCGCGTTGGTCACGACCACGCCACCAACCTTTACCGGCTGGAGGCGTGCGACCGGCGTGATGGCCCCGGTGCGGCCCACTTGCACGTCAATCGAAATCAGGCGGGCCACGGCCTCTTCTGCGGGGAACTTGGCGGCGATGGCCCAGCGCGGAGCTGCGGCCTGGAAACCAAGATGCTGTTGGAAGACATATTCGTTGACCTTGAACACCATGCCGTCGATCTCGAAAGGCAGGCCAGAGCGATCACGCATCGCCCATTCGAAATGCTCCAGCATTTCGCCGCGACCAGAGCATTCCATATACCACGCGCTCTTAAAGCCCAGGGCGTTGAGGTTGTACATGGTATCGCTGTGCGTGGACAAGCCAGCGAAAAAGTCGCTGACTTCGCCGACGCCGTAGGCATAGAACTTGAGGGGGCGCGTGGCCGTCACGCGGCTATCTTTCTGGCGCACGGAACCAGCAGCGGCATTACGCGGATTCGCAAACTCTTTCTGGCCCGCTTCGCGCAGCGCGGCGTTGGCCTTCTCGAAGTCGGCCTTGAGCATCACAATCTCGCCGCGCACTTCCAGCACGGCAGGAGGGCGCGGATGGTCCAGCTTGAGTGGGATATTCTTGATGGTGCGAACGTTGGCCGTCACGTCCTCGCCCGTCTCCTTGTCACCACGGGTGCAAGCCTGGACCAAGATGCCATGCTCGTAGCGAAGATTGATGGCGAGGCCGTCGTACTTCAATTCGGCGATGTAGATCACTGGCTTGAGCGAGTCTTCAATCTCCTTGTCCACCGAGGCGACAAACTTTGTCAACTCATCTTCGTCCATCGCGTTGTTCAACGACAGCATAGGGACCGCGTGCTTGACCGGCGCGAACGAGGTCGAGATAGCGGAGCCGACCCGCTGGGTGGGCGAGTCCGGTGTGATGGCTACCATACCAGAGGTTTCCATCTGCTTCAACTTGTTGAACATCGAGTTGTAGGCATCGTCCGACATGATAGGAGAATCGTCGCGGTGATAGGCCACATTGGCGAGGTTCAATTGGTCGCGCAATTGCGCGGCTATTTGATCGTACATTATTTCGCTCCTTGAATAATCATTTTCAGAATCTCCACCGTCACACGCGAGGCCGTTCCCGAATCCAGCACCGTGGTCGTGCGAAGATGGGCCGCGATCATGGAAGCAATGGTCAAGGATTCTCCAGGCCAGAATGGCGGTGGCGTTACGGAGGGCTTAGAAACCTTCCCAGGCTCCAGGCCCCACGCTGCCATGTTCTGCGCCCACTCGTCCCAGGTTGTGACGTTGTTACCAGCCTTGCGGATGATCGTCAGAGCCTCCACGGCGGCTTCGCTCGGTGCCACGGGCATATCATCAGAGTAACCAAGCGTGCGCATCATCGTGGCACGGGCAAGTCCGGCATCGGCAATGGTCTCACCCTTGTAGATAAAACCCTCGTCGGTAAGACGCAGCGTTTCGCCGCCGTCTTTGGCATGAAAGATCACGTCATGATGCATGGTCGAAGCAGCGATGGTATATGGCTCCATGGCTTTTGAATCGACAGCGTAGACATTCTGCGCGACTACGCCAAGGCTAACGGCATTAACCGTACCGCTAAAGTTGTACTTAATTACTTCTTTGTCATCCGACATTTTGTTTCTCCTTTTCATAGTTTTTCTTGAACTGAATACGGCGCTCCAATGCTTTCTCAAACATGGCGCGAACGTGTGCTTCGCCATGCTGGTTAAAAGCCATACCAATAGCCTCGTCCAACATGGCGATAGGAGACGGGCATTCCACCGTAATGGTCATGCCGCTTGTTGTCGTCGCCTTGATCTTGGCGAGGAACTTGCTGTAATAACTAGCCATTATCCTTCCTTTAAAATGGGACTTCTTCACTCGTTTCCAGAACTGGTTCCGCGTCGAAAGCTATATCGGCGCTAACCTGTAACGGGTCCTCTTTGTAACGTAAGACTCTGACGTTCCATTCATACTGCGGGTTGGCCCAGCAGAATTTGCTACCGCGCCGATGGTTAAAATGGTAGCCATTACAGGTGCAGAAGTCGGCCTTACGGTTCCGCTCCTTGTCCCAATAGAACTTGGTGTAGCCGCAGGCGCGACACTTCTTCGCCCTCCTGTAGTCCTCAAGAGGTTGCTTAAAGCTGTTCCTGGTCCGGCACCTACTACACCTGTAAATGTACGCCATCTTATTCCAGGTGGATGCGGTTGTCTGCCATCGCGCCGGTCTTGTGCGTGACGACCAAGATTTGCTTCATCTTGGTCTTCAACACTTGCATCGTTTTCTCGATCAGGCCAGCCACCACATCGTCGCACGATTCGTCAGGCTCGTCCATCATGAGGACGGGGAAGACGGCGTTGGTCAAGACTTGTCCCAGACCGATACGGATAGCCAAGTTGGTGATGGTTTTCTGCCCGCCCGAAAGGGTCTCGACCCGCTTGCCGTCAACGATGACTTCGAAGTCGTCGTTGATGACGATCCAGCCCAGCTCGCCACCACTGAATTCGTTCACCAGATACGAGGCGACTTTGTTGAGCGATGGCAGCAGGTAGCCTTTGATGCGGGCGCGCAGATCGGTCACGGCCAGTTTGACGTTGCCCCAATCTTCCAGCTCATTGGTGAACATACCGATCTCGAATTGCAGCGTCAAGAACTCGGTGTGAGCCTTCTCGTAATGGACCATGTGGGTCTCGAAAATGAGACCCGCTTCGCGCAGAGATTGCAAGGCCCTAATATCGGCGTCCAGCGTTGGCGAGAACTTTGTCAGCTCCAGCTTGGCCGCATCGACCTTGGCTTCCTGTTCCGTGTAGTTGGAAAGCGCCTGCTGGTAAAGAGCATACCTCTGGCGCTGGCTTTCGATGCGAATCACGTATGGCTGCTTGTTAGGGCAAGCCACCAGACGGTTGCCCAGATCAGCGCGCTTTACCAGCAGCTCGTCCATCCGTGCTTTCTTCTGCAACGCATACTGCTGCGCTGCCACGTCGCGGCGCTTGGCTTCGATGATGCCAACGCGCTGGGCCGTGTCTGGCACCTTGAGGAAGGCTTCTTCGATCTCACGAATCTCCTTGTCCAGCTCGGCGCGGCGCGGCTGGGCTTCCAGAATAGAGTGGGCCTTCTCAATGCTGGCCCGCGTCAGCTCTGGAGAGGCCGGGACCTCTTCTGGAATGCCAGCGAATTCGGCGGAGTGAACACGAGGGTCCACCATCTTGCCGTCGTGCGCGCACTTCTCGCAGTGGTAAGAGATGCCCCGTGCAAGCAGTCCGGCGCGCTCGTTAAACTTCTCAATCTTGCGCCACGTTTCGGCCATCTCTTTGAGCTGTTCCAGAGTGTAAGCCGATTCAGGAATGCGCTGCCACTGGGCGACCAAGACCGTTTTGCGACTGGTCAGGTTGGCGCGCTGCATGGCGTTGTCGCGGTACTCATCCAGCTTGGCATCGTCTTCTTCGAGCTTGGCTTCAACGATGGCAGGCACCGGCCCGATGGCGTCGATGTCCTTCTGCAAAAGCGTCGCCTCGACCACGAGGGCGTTGTACTGCAACACCTGGGCGCGCAGCTCGTCCAGGAGCGCGTCGTCTGGGTCCAGCTCGACCAGCATAGGTGCAACGAGAACCTGATTGGCCTGGGCTTCCAGCACGAAGCGTGACGATTGCAAGCGCAGGAGCGGGACCAGTTTCGCTTCAATCTCGCCAGTTGGGGCGTAGCCTTCCGGCTCCGTTGGCTTGACAGGCTCACGCAACAGCTCCGTGCGGGCCTGAATCTTCGAGCGAACCCCCAGCTCGTTTTCGCCGATCCATTTGCCCAGATCGTCCAGCGCGGACAGCCCAATGGTTTCGTCCACCAGTTTCTTGCGAGCGGTTGGCAGCATCGCGCAGAACTCGTCAACCTTCTTCTGATTGATGGCGTTCGCCACCTGGAACACGGCCATGGAATAGCCAAACAGTTCCTTGACAGCGATGTTGACTGCCTTGGTGCCGGTGGCGATCTGTTTCTTGTCGTCGCCATGGCCCGCGAACAGCCCAGCCTTGGTGATGGTGCGTTCAATGGTGTACGGCTGGTTTTTGATCCAGGAACGCAGCACGACTTTCAGCTCTGGATAGTCAGAGGATACGCCGCGCAGCGCCGCGATGCCCCAGTAGGCGAACTGCACCATTTCCTGGATCATGGATTTTCCACGACCGTTACGGCCCGTGATGGAGGTCAGACCTTCTTCGAAGTTGAAGTAGGAATCACGGTGGCCGAAGGTGCCTTGAATACGGATGTCTTTTAGCATTTTATGCTCCAGTGTTGCGCAGCTCTTTGAATTTGGAGGAAACGAGTTCTTGCACATGGCTGGTCACGCCGCGTGCGTCCATGGCTTGCGAGAACAGATTGTCCATGTTAAAGTCCGCGATCTGGACATCCAGGTCTGGGGCTTCATCGTCGTTCTTGTCGGTGGCCTTCTTCGTGATGAAGGACAGGCAGTTGATCGGTTCCGGCACCTCGCCGTCTTTGACCACGATGCGCAGGTTTAGGTTGCGGCACCATTCTTTTTCCAGTGGGCCGTAGGCGTTGAAGTCAGCATACGAGGTCGTCTTGTACCAAGTGGTTGCTGGGTCTTCGCCGTGCGCGTATGGCTGCATGGAACCGATCACGGTCACGCGCACACCGTCGCGGTCGAAAGCCGTTGGTTTATGAACGTGGCCGGTCTTGACCACTTTGGTGCGGGCCGAAAGTATCTTCGTGGGCACCATGTTGAAGTCATGCGCAGCGCTGCCGTAACCTTCCACGTCCCAGTGGCCGTAGACGGCCTCGAACTGGAAACCTCCCCAGTTGTCGATAAGGTTCTGGGCCAGCTCATCGGCTGACTTGAATGGATGCCAGGGGATGAACCCGAAAGCTTGACCTTCAAAGATCACAACGTCAACGTTGGTCAAGACCTTGACGTTTTCCAGCCCTTGCATCAGCTCTTTGAACACGTCAAAGGAGCTGGCCTTGCTGGTGTCCTTGCTGGCGTCGTGATTGCCGCGATAGAACACGTAGATGCTGTCAGGGTGCGCCGTCGCGGCGGCGCGCACGGTGCGGGCCACGTCCAGAACGATTGCCTCGTCCACGGTGAAGGAGTCGAAGAGGTCGCCAGTCTGGACCAGCAGCGGGCCATCGTAAGTGGCAAGCCGCATCTTGAAGTCGTCCATCACCATGCGCTCGCGGTCGCCCTTGCGGTGCAACGGCACGCCATTGGTGAACTTGCGGCCCAGGTGGACATCGCCGATTTCGAAAGGTATTACATTCATGATTTTCTCCTGTGAAAAAGCCCCGCACTGCGGGGCTGTTGCTACGCCAGATTGGTCTGGATTTTACATCGCCAGTTGTTCACGGATCAGCAGCATACTCGACACGATTGCCACGTCGATCCAGTCCTGCTTTGCCACCAGATTCTTCAGCATCAGTTTCAGGTCTTCGGTGGAGCATTGCGTGGTGTGCCAGCCCGCTTTGCCTTCCATGCGGTTGTAGCCCATCTTGCCGTACATCTGTTCTGCCATGGAGGACACCATCAGATCGTCGGCGATGTTGTCCGGCAGGGCGTTGATGAACAGTGCTTGGCGCGGCATCAGCACAGGCTTGACCAGCTCGAACGGCTGGGCGGCAACGTCCGTGTAGCCAACATCACCGTTGGTCTTGCGGGCCGTAGCCTTCGCTTGGGCGTGACGGCTTGGCTTCTCGGAATCGCGGGTTGGAACACCTTTGGTTTTTGCGTTGGTACGTGCAGTCATTTTTATTCTCCGTCTTGAAAGTCAAACACATCGAGGTAGTACCACTGATGAAAGTTGAGCGCTTGTTCACGCACAAACTTGTCGATCTTGGCGTTTATTTCTGGGTCATGGCAATAGTACCAATCCCAGTGCTTGGAGTCGCCATCTTCGGCTTCCCACAAATTGCAAGCCATCAGTATGGCAGGATATCCGATTTCGTGCAAGGAAATCGGCCCTTCTTTTGGCAGACTACTTGGCATCAATTTGATGCCGACAACGATGCCAAGAACGTTCTTAATAGCCTGCGGATAATTCCGGTGCAATTCCATCTGCATTTATGCTGCTCCAGTGGCCGGGTTGTCGGGACCGTCGCCAACCGTGTCGAGGACCTGTTTCATCTCGCCCACGATCTCGCCCACCGCGCCCAGGACCGCGTTACGCTGCGCCATCGCGTCCTCAACCGTGTGGAACAACACCTTCAATTGGTGCAAGGTATCGTACAGGCCATTGTGCAGTTCGCCGACGAAGGGCAAGGAGCGCTCGAAGTCAGGCACCGTGGCCGGGTAATACAGGCCACGGAAGAACGAGTTCTGGTCGTTCACGCTGCGGTAGAAGAACGGCGTTTGCAGTTCGTAGCGGCGGAAGTACGATTCCAGGAACGGGAATTCGAAGTGACTTGGCTTGGCCCACAGCACGCGCTGACCGCCGCACCATTCGATCAGAGCGCGCATCACCGTTTCTGGGTCTTCCATGCGGGCGCTGATGCTGTGGAACAGCTCCTTACGTTTGACCCAGAAATCGCGCCCGCCTTCCTGCCAGAAGCGCGTCGTGGGAATCATCAGGCAGCGGTCGAAGAAGTCCGGTGACACGGTACGCGCCTGGAGGTTGAAACGCACCGCTGCGATCTGAATGATCGCGCAAGAGGCCGAGTCGGTGCCGGTGGTTTCAATGTCCACCATCACGTCGGGGAAATCGTCTTTATTTATGTTCATGTGACATCTTCCAGAAGTAAGGTTTAAGGTCTACCCATTTGATACTTTTCTTGGTCTTGCGTTGTTCCACCAAGATCACTGCTGGCACCTGGAACCACAGGCCGTTGACTTCGCAACGAATGAAGAAGAAGTAGAGGCCACCAGCGGCCACCGAGCGGATGGCTGCTTGCCACTGCGACTCTTCAACGTTGTTGAGGTTAAACGATACCTCGTTTTGGCTTGACTTCACCTCGGCAAAGAACGTCTTGCCACCAGCGGTCACGAGATAGTCGGAGGGCCGACCCTTCGTGAACACACGGCGCGAGCCAGAGAGGCCCATCGCCTCCCTGGTATCTTCGAAAGCGTAGCACCAGCATTGTTTGCCCACCCAGACAGATTCGAAATCCGCCTGGGCGTTCATCCAAACAGACTTAGCCATGAGGTGCCTTCCATTCGCCTGTCAGGCCGTCAGGATGGAACTCTGGTTGCTCCCGCTCGAACAGGCGGCGCAGATGCTCGCATTCACAACCGTTCGGGGTCGAGACCGCAAGCGTCTTGGCCTGTTCTAGTGGCTTCAGGCGCGCATTCAACGCCTCCATTACCACGGGGGAGATCGGAGCGCCGGTTCGGTCGTCGAAGGGGTCGTATGGCGCTTCGAAGTTACGGCTCAAACCAGCCTCGCGCTCCAGGTCGTCATCCGACAGATTGTGCGTGTAAAAGGCTTGCACCGGAACCGTGTGACCCGGCAGCGGGCTACGCTGCGGTTTTGTCAGTTGCTTTTGCTGAATCTTCAGCATCGCCTCCCGCGTGTTGATGCGGCGGTATTCATCGACCGCCGCCGCCTCCCACGAAACGCCGTTAGCTTGGCACAGCGCGGCTAAGGTGACAGAGACGCCACCGACCTCTTGCGCGATCTCGCCCACGGGGCGACCGTAGACGTAATCGACCAGCTTGTGCGCGTCTTCCTTAGAACAGCCTGTGGACTGGACCAGCTCCAATGACTCTTCCAGGAAACGGAACCCACGTTCCTCTTTATCGCCCGCAATCAGCGGGCCGAAGCAGCGGTCCATCCACAGCGTAACCGCTATTTGAAAGCTGCTAATTCTCATGCTGTCACCTCTTCCTCTTTCTTGGCTCTAACTGCATACAGATAATCGATCACGGCTGTGTAGTCGCTTTCGTCCAGTTTCGTACCCCACTTCTCTTTGCCGAAGATCGGCAACTTGCTGCACTCGTCCAGCTCGATCTGGCCCGTTGGATTGGTCTCGGCATCCCATCCCAGGTAGTTGAAGCCAACAGCCACGGCGCAATCCAGTTTCAGGCGCGTAACGATGTCTTCGTGGCCTTCGCACATCGCTTGACGCAGAATGCGGATGAACGGCAGCGCGTCGTATTTGTGAACCGAGAACACCAATTCGTCGTGTACTGGGAACATGAATCGAGCGCGTAAATCCATCTGTGCTACCTTCTCGCGGATGCGCAAGATTGCACGCTTCGCCAGCGTGGCGCAAGTGCCTTGAATCTCCGAGTTGACGGCCTGATTGCCGGAGCGGGTCTGAATCTTCTTAATGACCTGTTCCCCGAACTTCAGAGCTATATCGCCGTGACGCGCCCATTTGGCACGCATCTGCTGCGCCCAATCGTACGTGGATTCGTAACGAATCCGCGTGTGACCGTCTGGCAAGTGGACAATGCCAGTTTCCCGCGTCTTCTGGATGACGCCAACACGCCACGCTTCCGCCACTGGGAAACGCTGACGATACTTGTCCGTGGCTTCCCACATCTTCTCGCTGCCCCAGTTCATGGCCTTCGCGGCTTGACCCAGCGCGCCGGAATACCAGTAGCCGAAGTTTGGCACTTTGCCCAGGTCGCGGCGTTCTTCCTTGTAGGTAGGACGCTGCTTGAAATCTAGCACGCTCAAATCTTGCAAGAAAGCCGCCGTTTCCGAGTGCAAGTCGCCGAACGGGAGCTGGCCGAAAACGGCAGCGAAGCCAGGGTCGCCGGATCGGTCGCCGATCAGCACCAGCTCGATGGAGGCCCAGTCGGCGGAGATGATGATATGGTCGTCCTCGTCGGCCAGGAAGAACGAGCGAACAAAAGCGTTCTCGTCGTACTTCGGGAGCTGCGACAGGTTCGGTGTCGCCAACGCCATACGGCGCGAGTTCAACAGCGAGTTCAAAGTCGGGTAGACTTTGCCGGTGTCGGGATCGGTCAAGTTCAAGTACGAGTTGATGAACAGTTTGTTGACCTGTTCAATCTTCGCCAGCTTCTTATAAAGCTCAATGATTTTAAGCACCGGCTCGTACGCCGCTGGGCCACGCTCGCCGCCATCGCCCTTCTTCTTCCACCGTTCTTCCATCGTATCGATGGCGTCCGCATCCGATGCTGGTTTCCCATCATTGAGCTGGAAGCTGCAACGGCACAAGTCCAGCAGGATACAGCGCTTGACTTGGTAGTAGTTGATGGACAAGCCCTTCGACTCTTTACGGTTCAGCTCCGCGCCCCACTGTTTACCCAGCGGGTTCTTGGTCTGGTAAATCTGCTCGAAGGCATTGGGTGCGTCGGCCATCTTTGCCCAGGTTTCTACCTGATGGCGATACCGCTCCGCCGTTCCTTCTTTGCCGTAGCCTTTAGGGTCGTACTTGACCAGCTTTTCATGCACGTCCTGCGGGAACGGCAGCATCTTGCGCACCTCAGCCTTCAGCTCTGCCAGCGTGCGGGCATACTGCTTGCGAGAAACGAGCTGGCGGGCCAGCACTTGTTTGATGTCGATCCTAACGCCGTCAGCCCACACGTCGGAGTAGACGTGGATCATCGGATTCTCTTGGCTAAAGAACGTTGGTATTGCCTTCGCATTCGTCTGTGCAAGATAGGCCAGCAACTCGTGGAAGAGGTGCATACAAACCCAGGCATCGTCTGCGCCGTATTCAGCCACTTCCTCGCCGGTCAACTGGCCCATGTGCGCCCGACCGTTCAAGACCTCTTCAAACGTGGTCTGGGTGTAGCCCAGGAAGCGCTTCGAAAGCTTCTTCAGGCCGAACGTCCAGGTCATGGTCTTCATGTAACCGATCCACGAGTGTTCGGCTTTCGACTCTTTCGCTACCACTTTGAAGAACAAGTCGGATTGCTTGTCGTCCATGTCGTTCGAGCCGTTGCCCTGGAACGTGGCGAAGGCGCGAATGATCTGAGGCATCAGGCGCTCAATACCCCCCAGGCCCGGCTTGATGAAGTCCTCGCGGCTGTAGGTGTCGTCGTTGAACGCCGTTACCGCGAGCTGCATGGTGCAGATAACCTTGTCCAACTTGAGGCCCAAACACTTGCGGAACATCGTCAATTCAAAGGGCGCGTTGTGGCACACCCAGGAAGCCTCTGGGCGCTTGCAATCCAACAGCTCGCGGGCCAGGGTCCAAGGCACGCGGTTTTCCACGTCCGCGTGGGCCAGATTGATGTAGTAGGCCGTATCAGAATCATCGGCGTAGACAGAGAAGCCGGTGATGGTCGTGCGATTGGTATCGAAAAGCAGCTTTTTCGTGCTGCTTTTGTGTCCTTCGTCATCGACTTGCATCAGACGGTTAAGACCCTCGTGGCGGCGGCTGTCCTCGGTCTCGATGTCCAGGCCCGCCAGACCAGCGGCAGATATCTCGGCTCTCACACGGTCCTTGATCGACGCCCAGTTACGGGAATCGACCAAGATGGTATTGGGCTTAGGTCGTTTCATTCGAGTATCCCCACAAAGGACTCCGAAATTTTATCAGAAAACAGCACCGTCAGACCATCGAACATGGTCAAGTCGCGCAGACGCATAACGCCCACTGGTTGGACCCCGTTGGTTCCGTTAAGCAGACTCGTGCAGTCCACCATCTTCCAGCGCTCACGAAAAACAACGTAGTTGGGGGCGTACCCATACCGTTGCTGATACGCCTTGCGTTTGTCGCGCAAGTGTTGCGCGACTTCCTGAATGCTTGGGAGTTCGTAATCGCTCACAGAAGCAGCTCCTTCAAAAGTGAGTCGCCAAGCGCGTAACGTGGCGTGCCGACGACCGTGTGTTGTGCCATGGTTTCGGCTGGCACTTTGAGGAAGTCTACTACGAGCCAGAAGGATCGTACCAGACGCCAGTTTTCCAGCAGCCATGCTTGCTGCCCATCGGTGAGGTTGAGGCCACCAGTGGCAATGCTGGCCGTTTCGCTCGCTGGGTCTAGCGTTTCCAAATGGGCCAGGAGCTTGTACCAATTGTCCTTGTGCGCCTGGGTCATTCCCTCCCAGGACTTTTGACCGTAAAGGCGAACGCCTGGTATCTTATCCGCGCCGTCGCCCTTGAGCGTTTTGTAGAGGCGAATTTCGTGGGCCGGAATGTCCTTCAGCGTTGGCGTGGTCATCTCAACGTTCTCATTTATGAGACGTGCAAAGTCGCCGTCGTTGGAATGGACGCGGAACTTGGCCGTAGGATTGTTGAAAACCATGGAGGCGATTGCATCATCCGCCTCGAAGAGTGGCACCTTCATTTGCACCTTGTTGGTGTACGTCAGAAGCTCTTGAAAAATCTCAAGCTGACGATAGAAGTTATCCGGTGCCGGAGTGCGCCCGACTTTGTAGCCGGGGAAGATGGCGCGGCGTGATGCCTTTGCGTTCTTTCCGTCGAAGACAAAGATGTGTGGTTCTGGATCGCGGAAAGCCCATTCGAAAAGATTGCGTAAAGCATAGCCATCTTTTTCGAAGCGGACCCGCACAATGTTATTGCAGTCAACTAGGTTGATTATGGACATAGGTTTGCACCTGGAAGAAAAGCCCCGAAGTGGGGCTTAATACGTGTTATCAGTTGATAAGAGCTATGTGTTCGTGGTTGGTCTAGACCACATAGCTATTAAAACTGCCCGTGAAAAAGCCCGCTCGTGGCGGGCTTTCTCTACGGCTGGCCGGGATTAGTAGTTCACGGCTTCGGCGGCTTGCTCGGTAGCGGCCGGCGCGGTGTTGGCTTCGGTTGCTTCAGCGGCAGCGCCTTCTTTCTTTTCTTCGATCTCGACCTTGACCACGGTGGACACGTCCAGGGCTTGCAGGTCGGCCAGCGACAGTTCGGTCACTTCGACCTTCAGTTGCTTTTTGCCGAAGGCTTTAGCGGTGCCCTTGTTAGGTGCGTCAACGAAGAATTCCTGGCCGTTTACGGTGACTTTCAGCAGCATGATAATTTCCTTTAAAAATTGTAAGAGAGAGTTGTTTGAACTACGTGTTGATGGAACAGATTATAAAGCACTTCGAAAGTAGCCGCAAGTGTTTGCGGCCACTTTCTTACCGATTTTATTCGGTTTCTTCGGCCACGACTTCGCCCACCAACGCAAAGGTCATTACGCCCCATACGTTGTTGTTCTTGTTCTGGCGGCGCTGCGAGCCGATAGTCAGCTCGACCTTCTTGCCGACCAGACCGGCCTGCACTACCTCGCGGTAGAACGCCTCCCAGTTCGCCCAATTGGTCGTGCTGGTGGTATAGCCCAGCTTTTGGCCTGCCTTCGCCAGAACGATTCCTGGCGTGCCAGCGGGTGCGCCCATCGGGACGGCCACGATATCGACGGCCACGGTGAACGGCAGATCAACGGCGCGGTACGGGCTGGCTTTCGGGTCCAGGGCGCGGATACGGGCCTGCGCCGCTTCCCAGGTGCCGCCACCCATCGCCGTGACCAGATCGGTCGTGTAGGCGTATTGCGCCGGGTTGCCGCCCTTGATCGCCATCTTCGAGATGAAGCCAGAGCCATCGGTCATGTCCAGGTACACTTTCGCGGAAGTGAACAGGGCCGGATTGTCGCCGACAGCCAGACCGTATTCCTTCGGCTTCAGCCAGCCATCCACGGACATGGAACCCATCATCAGGGTTTCCATCGACAGCGGAGCGCCTTTCGGAGCGACAGCGCCGACAGCGGTGTTACCGGCTACGGCAACGTCGGTGACTTGGCTGTGTTGTACAGCAGGGGTTGCAGCGGCGGTTTGCTGTGCGGCGGCGATGGCTGCTGCTACGGGATCGATAGTAGTCATGTTATTTCTCTTTTCGTCAGGTTAAGGTTCATTAGATCGGTGATGTTCAACCGATGAAGCGATTGTATAGAAGCACAATCGCTATTGCAACAACATTTATGCAAATTCAGCGGCTACTTTCTTGAGGCGATACTTGATCGCGTTGATTTGATTTTGCCGCTGGTGCCACAACTCATGGTCGATGTGGCGTTCGACATGATCTCTCACGAGGTCATTCAGGTACGAGGGAGAGAGTGCGTCCAGCTCCCACGATTCGTCACCGAACTGGTCAGCGTAAGCCTTGAAGCGGGCGTCCGTCTGTTTGGCCGGGTTCGGCGGCGGTTTTTGTTCTGCAATCTGGTCCATGTTCAAGGCGATGCGCTTCAACGTCACGTCGCCGTCCCAGTGTTCAGAGAACATCTTGATACGTTCTTCGAGGTCGCGGGTCATGTCCAGGCCGGAGGGGTCATGGTCTCCCAGGTGCAGGATGATGATGTTCTGGCCGTCTTCCGCGTGCGGGATGATGTCAGATTGCGCAAACTCCCGCAGCACAGTTCCCGATGGATATCCGCGAGCGGCCAGGAGCGGTATATCGAATGTGTTGCACACGCGCTCCAGCACGCCCACCAGCGCTTCCTTTTCCACTAGACAGAAGACGCGATCCTCCTGGCCTTTCCACATATCCATGTGGAACTGGGAGGCGCAGCCCTCCAGTACTTGTTTTCCGTTCTCCCAGCGGGAGCGGCGGATGAAGGAACGGGTGCGGTCTTCGATGGCGTCCCAATCGATCAAACCAGCAATGCGCGCATCATTAACAATGCCGGTGATTCGTTTGTAGCTTTTCTCGGTGTTTTCGATCTCCGCTTTAGCCACCAGTCGGTAGTACAACTGCCGCACGGTCACCGTATAGCCCTGCTCCATGTAGTCTTCAATGATTTTGTTGATGCGGACAATGAGCTTGTACGTCTCCGTTTTGAAGTTCACATCTTTGTATTCTTGTTTCGCCATGGTTCTACACCTCCTGTTTGTAGACTTTGGTGATGACGAGTTTCGCGTCAATCATGAAGACTTCATCTTGGCCCGAAGCGGGCCATACATTGCCAGTTTGCAGGTTGATGATGACGATTTTTCCTTCGTGGCGGACTTCATCTTTTACGGCCCCGTTTATGCAGTCGTCTTTGACACGCATACACACCGCGCCTTCACGCAAGAAAGTATCGCCGACTTGTACCATGCACAGATGCACAATAGGTGGGCGGGTATCGAGTTCGATTTTGAGAGCATGGACCCCCTTGTGGCCGCTCTTGTAGGTTTGCAGATGCATGGCTTACTCCGTTTGTTGTTCAATGGTTTGCACAGCTTCCGGCGACAGCTTTCGAAGCGCGGAAAACATGAGCTGATTCAGCAGCGTTTGTTCGGGCGGATTCGCCATGGCGTGGATGGGGCGCTGACCAGCGAAGCCGATGATCCTGGCATGAGTCTCTTCCTGGTTGTCTTTGCGCAGCAACGTGACGGTCAAACCTTCGGTCTTTGTCTCGTGATAATCAAACTTCTTTATCGCGTAAGTTTCCCCGGTGCGGTAGTGGCGAATGCCAGTAACGATCAGATCGAACATGGCGTCGTTCGGAGTCGGTCTGGTTATCACACCCTTGTGTGCTGGAACAACGTCAAAGGTTTCGAACCTGCCGTTGAAGAAGTTAGGCTCCAGGCGCAGCGCGGTATCGAACACGTTGCCAAGCAGGACCGTTGAGGTCAGGTCGAAACGGTGCGAATGACGGTTGCCAAACGCTTCCGTCTTGGCGCGTAGTTCTGGGTGCCAGACGTGGATGCGGTACTGCTCATTCAGATACATCTGGATCATGCCGACGCCAGAATGATAGCGAGGGACAAGAGAGCCGTTCAAAAGGCCGTCATAGATTGCGGACATTTTCATTTTATTTTCTCCAATAAAAAAGCCCCGAAGATCGGGGCTTTATTTATAACATGCTGAATGGTCTAGGTCAACTTCGGCGGCGCTCGCGGCTGTTCCGCGCTGTGGCTTTTCGGCTCGCTGACCGCGCTGGCGGGGCGCTGGCGGGCCACGGCGTAGCGGACGGGGTAAGGCTTCATCAGGTCCCAGCGCACCGCCATGGCCGCGAGCTGGGCCTTGACCGGAGCCTGTGCAGCGGCCTCGACCACCTGGGCGACATCGCGCTTGACCACGACCGACTGGGCTTGGTAGGTGGGACCGGGTGCGGTTTCGACCGCGACGGCGGGAGCGCCGAGGGACAGGCCGCACAGCAGTGCGAAAGCAAGGCGAACAAACGAGGACTTATTCATCAACTTCTCCTTCAGGTTTATAGGGACAACACACCCACTATATAGGCGCGCTGCCGGACTGTCAATCAGGGTCGGGCCTGTTTGGTATTGTGGTCGGAGTCGGCACAGGCTCCAGCGTCACCGTGGCCGAGCCGTCGTCCCAGTTGATCGAGCATACCTTCGGCACGCGCCCGGTGGCTTTCCCCACCGATTCCCTGATGATCTTCGATATCTGCTCGCGGTCCAGGGCTACATGATCGGGTGTGGTGATTACTTTCACGATATAAATCCTTCCATAGTTAAGTTGCCCATTCGGGCCTTCTCTTCCAGGTCACGGATGGCGTGGCCTTTGAAGTTGAGTATCCGCTTGTGCGGAGTGATCTTTTGCGCGTCTTTCGACTTGCCTTCCACGATCCTGAAAATGCGCTGGTCAATCGAGTTTTTATACTCAAGGACGTAGACCAGCAGCGGGTGTTCGCGCACGCCGCGCACGCCTCGCTTGTACGCCTGGACAAAGTTGTCGTCCATGTAGTCAAGCGATGTGAACACGACCTTGCGCAGAAAGCCCCAGTTAAAGCCCACCGACATGCACGCGGGAGAACCCACCACGAATTGCAGACGGCCAGCGCGGAACTCTTCATCGAAGGTCTGGCGATGTTTCAACGGCGTGTTCCCGTTAATAAGCCCCACCGTCTTGCCCAGCTTCTTGAGCATGGCAACGATGCGCTCTTGCTCCGGCACCAGTGCGGCGAAAATCGTGAGCCGTTCGTTCGACGCGATGGCCTCCTGAATATGCAACAGCAGGCGTTCATCTTTGCCGGTGACGGTGCCGATTGGAACCACGCCCAGGTGTTCGGGGCAGGACATGATCTGTCTGGCGCGAATAGCCTTGATGCCTGGAGTGCCAGCTTCGATGAAGGAATCCTCCAGCTCCACCAGCGCGAAAGCCTCCAGTTCCTCGTACTTCTCGCGCTGCACCTTCTCCATCTCCACGGTCTCGGTGATAATGAGCGTGGCGTCTTCGCCGTAGATCGACTCGAAGGAACGGCAGATGCTATGCCGCTCCAAGATCGTGCGCAGCCGGTCGTGGTTCTTCCAGTAGATCAGCTTGCCATACTCGTCTGTTTCGGCGTGCATCGCCATGAAGTTCTCATAGGTCCCGTAATAGTCTGGGAACGACGCATGAAGGAAAGGGTAGATCGAGTCAAGTTTACCCTTCACGATTGTGCCAGTCATGGGGATGACAGACCACATGGTACGACTGGAGCGATACCAGGACTGGGTGCGCTTCGACTTATGGCCGCTGAAATACAGGTGCGGCTCATCGCAGATATTGACGCCGAGGTCCGGGTGAAAGCTGTGTAGCTTTTCCCACTCGGCGGCGTAGCCATCACCACCGAACAAAAAGACCTTGGCGTCTGACTTCATTATATTCTCGCGCTTGACGACAGTGCCTTGCACGCAGACCACATCTTTTTCGTCAAAGTTCGTAAACTTCAAAATCTCTTCGCGGTTCTTGTTAACGAGCGAGATGGGTTGAACCCAGCTAATACGGGACTTCTTGTGCGCCCAGGCGTAGTACGAATACAAGGCCGCAACAATGGTCTTGCCGACGCCTGGATCATGCAGCATCAAGTCACGCGGATTGTTGATGAAGTGTGCGAGGTCTTGCACTTGGTCCTCGCGGGCGGTCCATGTCATGGAGATATCCTATGATAAAGTTCTGAATCGTTTGGGATGGGAGGATGCTTGCGAGCGGGCTTGTTAAAGCCCTTGCAGTTGCACTCGAAACGCTCCACCAGTTCGAAGCCGTCACGTTCCCAGACGCGGCGCGTAGTTTCGAAGTGCCTAGACAAAGCCCAGCGATAAGCTGGGCTGGTCTTGGTTATTGTGTCGTCTGACACTTCGATTTTTCCTACGCCATACCGTGAAACTGGGGAGTGAACGTCAAACCATCGAAGTGTCATGGTTTTACTCCCAGGGTGGGGCTTCGCCGCCGTCCAGGTGGATGGTCGAGGCGGCAAAGCCAACCCGCTGGCCCTCTTCCTCGATCAGCTCAGGTACGTTGCGTTCGCGGTCCAGGAACTCACGGCCCGCCGCCGTGATAACCATCAGGCGCGAGCCGTCCAGGTTAAAGCCGTGGCCTTTCTTGGCCGCGATGTATCCTTTGCGCAGCAAAGTATTCACCACGTCCAGGCCGTACTTGCGATCACGCACGCCGCCACCGTTGCTGGCCTTCGCGTCCTGCAACATTTTCATCTCAATTGTCTTCATCATTTCCTCTCATTTATGGGAATCATTTGTCACGCACAAATTCTGTATCGATGCGCTCACCGCGAGCGTAGCGCCGGATGATGGCGGCACCGATGGTTTCCATGTTCAAGCTTTGCAGCTCCACCCGGTCGAAATGCCACAGCTCCGTGGCGATGCGGATCAGCGGGTTGCGGATCACCACAAACTCGTTACCGGCAAACACAAGTTTGCGCGGCAGAGTGCGGGACTCCACGGCCAGCTCATTGACCAGTCTTTGATCGGCAGTTTCCACGCCGGTCAAGACCAGCGGGAGTACGTTGGTCAACGACAGTTCTTCCAGGATGGTTGCCTTCGGCAATTTGTTGATCGGCATCACGACAGGAAACACTGGGCTTCCCATGCGGGAAAGCATGACCAAATCCATCATCAATTCCCCGTTCGGGTCGTTGATGTAAGGGACCAGACTGTTGCGGTCCTTTGGGATGGGCATGAGTGCCTGCACCAGCGGGTCGTCAAACAAGCGCAAGAACAGCTCCCAGTGGGCGCGGTCTGGCACCGTGGAGGCGGGGTTAATCAGGTGCGGACACAGGCGCTTGCGCTTGGTCGTGACCTCGTACGGCGAAAGCTGCCTCATGGAAATGAAGTTGCTCGCCTTACGCCCCTGGTGCAAATAGGCCACGCCGTCCGGCGTAGTGTGCAGACCATAGTGGGTGACTGGGATCAGTTCATCGCTCATTATGCAATCCTTCTTTGTGCGTAGGTCACGGCTTTGCGCGCTAAGGCGGTGCGGGCAAGACCGGCTTGTGCCTGGAAGTATAACTTGGCGTTCTGTCTTTGCGAAGCAAACTCGCTATTAATCAAGCGGCACATGGTCCAGTGCTGTTGAAGTCGGTTAATAATCATAGGTCTTCGAGTAATTGGCTAAGGGACTGTTTCATATAGCTGGCGATGGTCCTCAAATCGATTAGAGACAAGACAGTATGCCCCTGCTCAATCATCGCCAGTTTTTTCGCTGACCAGCCCAGTGTCTTGGAGGCCGCAAGCCTTTCTTCGTACGCGACGAATGCGCGGTAGTGATAAAGCCGCTTTCCTATCTTGTCGTGGTGGTCATCAACTACCTTGTCTTCTATGATGACTCTTCGACGCTGTGACCTATCGACATTTTGTGCTGCTAGGATGCGGTTAATCGCGGGTACAGAAAGGCTGTGGTCTTGTGCTAATTTCGGGACGGGCGTGCCGTCCATGAATTGAACGGCAATTAGAAAATCGCGTTGCGTATTATCCATAGAGGATATGCCTTAGCACTTGGTCACGAGGGAGGGCGGGGTAGCCCTCCCAGGACCGCTATTTTATTGCACTTCGAAAATAATTTCCAGTGCTTCGTAGAGGGTCTTGTCCGACTCGCCCTCGCAGACGATTATGCGCTGGATACCGTGCTTTCTGAAGTTCAAACGCTCGGAAGAATGCGCGGAAAGCTGATGCCAATAATGCTTGCACCATCCCCACGCGCTTTGAGGCATTTTCGAAGGTCGGTAGACCTCGTAAATTTTCGCGCCCATCTCCTGCAACCTGTCAATCTCTGGACCGTGGCGGATGTCGTCCACAATCACAACATCCACCCGGCGGGCTTGTGCGTCACGCTGCCACGCATCAACCCAGATTTCATCGTAGAGCATGTGACGGCCCCATTCCGTCGCCAGACTTTGCATCGCAAATCGCGGCGTGTGGCCGGAGATAAGCGCGCTGGGTTTTTCCTTATCCGCACCGTACAACTCGTCGTTGCTAAGGCCCATCGTTGCCAGCATCTTTTTAGGGATGGTGGCGAACGAGGTTATGTCGCAAGTCATGCCAGCGCAACGGAAGTAGTTTTGGAGGTCGCGGGCCAGGGTGGTTTTCCCATGCCCTGCGCGGCCCCCAAGGCCGATGTAAATTTTGCTAGAACGAACCATCAATCGCCTCCGTCAAGGCACCATGGTCCATCGACAGGAAGCGACCGGCCACAGTGGCGTCCAGGCCGTTCTCCATCATGATGTCCACGAGGTCGTCGTCAGAGTTGCCATCCAACGCGGCATCGGCCAGGAGGTCTTGCCGAGCCATGACGGTGCCAAGCGCCACCAAGAAGGCACCCTTCTCAACCCTGGTCGGAACAAAGCCTTTATTCGACATGATCCGCCTCCAGTTTTGGTTCCTTGAAGTTGATGCCTTTCAGGAACTTGCCCTTCTTGTAGAACTCGCCGTTGCTGCCGGTCTGGTCCTTGACCGATTTGATGCACATGCGCGGGTACTCGCCTTCGGCGTAGACTTCGACGCCCCATTGGCCGTACTTGTCGATGGACGCGGCCAGCTCGTCTTCGTTGGTGATGAGCTTGGACATATTGGACTTGAAAACTTCCAGCATGTCAGCATCGGAATCGACGCCCAGGACGTGGGCCATGCCCAGGTTGGTCACGTTCAAATCTGCGATGCCGTCGCGGATGCCGCCAACGCCGTGGATTCGGCGAGCGGCCACCGCCAGTTTCAGTTCATGGAATTCGCTCTCGATAATGTTCATCTGGCGGTCGATGGCGGTCCAGTCGGGCGCGCTGATGACGCCAGCAGGGTTGCCGAACACCGTGTTCATCATGGCGACTTGCGCCGAAGGATTGGTCAAGATTTGCATCAAAAACTCCTTGTGGAAAAGGGGCCGGAAGTGGCCCCCTTATTGGGTTGAGATTTAGGCGACTTTGGTGAACGGGAATACGGTCTGCTTGGCCTTGATTTCACGGCTGAAGTAGGAACCGATCGATTCCGCTTCCATCAGCTTGGCATACAGGCCATCATCGACGTTCGCGTATTCGTAGGTGGCACCGTTGTTAAACTGGACGGTCAGGATGTTGTTGGCGTGGCCGACAGCGGCGATTTGACTGGATACAACTTTGGTGAGATTGGTGTTCATGATTTTCCTCAGTAGATGGATGGAAAGGTTGTGATTATACTCCGAATTTGTCAGCCGTAGACAAGTTCTTTAAACGCTGCATACTGGACAACAACATCGGCGCAATCTGCGTCGATGTTTCCGGCGTCCAGGTCGAACACTGCACGAGTAATTGCCTCGCGCAAATCAACGCGGCACTGGTAGATGCCTTCGATGATCTTGGTGAGGGCGTCAACGACGGCAGCGGTATCAACGGAAACCTCCGTCGTTTTTGGCTCGTCTTCGTCCTCTTTATAGTGGAGCTTAGTGCTGACAACATGCTCCCCCTCGTACTGCGAGACTGCATGGTCGCACCAGTAGTTGATTCCGCCCTCGAAAGCGGTAACGAAAATGCCGTCGATAAAATCCACCGACAGCTCGCGGGTGATACTAGCCTTGAGTTGCATCTTCTTCTCCTTGGTTGTCGAACTGTTCTTTGCACTGCTCTTTGGCGTAATCAGCGCCGATGTAGCCCCAGCACGAATCGAGTTCTTCCACAAACTCACCTTCGAGTGTGTGACGCTCCACGACCGCGCCGTAGCATTCACCGTTGCACCAGCGGGTGTACTCTTCCACGATGGTTTTAGCGTATTCACGCGCCTTCTTCATGTTCTCTTCGTAGGTCAGATTCTTGTCCTCGAAGTTCTCCACGCAAGACTCATCAGGCACCCAGATCGCGCCTCCGCGTGCCGTGTCGAATTGGCACTGCGTGCCCTGGCCCGACAAGCTGTAGGAAATGCCTCCGTGTTCGTACACGTCGAGGGACACGGCGTACTTGTTACCAATGGTCCCGTTTAAGCGACCCTCGGACCATGCCGCCATACGGTAGGCGTCCATGTCGAAATCGTAGCTGGAAGATTCGATACCATCCAGGTCATCCAGGCGGTCGAAAACCCAAGCCAGTTGGTCAGTGTCAGGCTTACCTTCCTCGTGATCTTCGACCACGGCGTCCAGCAGGTCCGAGAACTTGCCAATGTCTTTGGTCGCCCAGCTTTCGATGTCGGCGCGCACCAATGCATAGACTTTTCCCTCGTCCACCAGCTCAAAATCTGGTTGCCAGTCGGAGTTCAAACCCAGCGCGTTTTGGAAGCCCACATGGTTCTCGGAAGTGGCATGGCGATGCGACGTGAAAATCGCGCCGTTGGCATGGTTGCCCATGGGGTCCTCGCAGTCCTCGTCCTGGACCAGATAGGCGACGATGATGTGGTCGCCTTCGACCTTGAAGAACATATCGCTTTCGTCCTGCTGCGTGACGTGGTTCAAGGTAAGCGTGATGTCCAGGCCGCGCATGGCACTTTTTTCCAAAGCGATGGCTGGGACGGATGCGGTCGTGGTGGTGCGGGTAGTAGTGCGGGTCATTTTGGACTCCAAAGTAAGATGATGATTTCAGAAAGGAGAGGCTTCAAATCCTCCAGCGTTTCAGCGGCCATAAGTTGCTCTATCTTTTCGCGGCATTCGCGGTGACGTTCCGCCTCCGCTTCCTCCCCGCGCCGCTTGCGGTTGTAGGCGTTGTATTGATTGATGGCTTCTGTCTGCGTGATGTCTTGCAGCCATTGCAGGATTTTGATGGCCCGCCGATGCTCATGTTTTTCCGCTGCCAGTTCGGCCTTCAAAGCGTCAGGCATGTTCTCCAACGTGCGCGGCGGGTCCTGCCATGAGAGGTGTTGCGCCGAAAGCTTCTCGGTCGTGATCGGTTCTCCTTTGGTCAGGACCGAGACAATGGGAAGTTGGGCTTTCATCGCGGCTTCCTTCCTCCGAAGTAGCCATTCGGCGCGAGCCTGTTTCTTCTCGGCTTTTGACTTACCACCAAAGCGAGGGTCTTCATCCAGAATCCGCTGGATCATCCGGTCGCTTTCTTCGCCCATTTGTCACTCCGTTAAAAAGCCCCTTTCGGGGCGTGGTTATGATGCTCGGTTGCGCTTGCGTTGCAGCGCAGTTTGCCGCATGGTGCGTATTTCAAATTCGCGTTGATTCGCCGTCATACCCAGCGCTTCCAAAGCGACATCGAAAATCTGTTCGATGCGCTTGGTCGGCTGGGTAGACTTCGAACACAACGTAGCGATGCGTTCGCACGCCTTTTTATGTTCATGACTCATCACGAAATTCCTAAACGTTCTTCCAGGGCCTTGTCCCTCTTAATGACAGGTGCCCAAGCGTGGTAGTCCACCTCGTTCGTGTATTCCCCCGTAACCGTGGTGAAGCCACGGGTTAGAAGTTGTACCTTGATCCCACGCGGGCAAGGGCGGGCCTTTGGGTCTTTGAAATAGTGCCAAATGGCTTCGCCGTTGGCCGCGTAGGCGTCTTCGATTCTCATGCAAGCTCCCTTGTTGTTGGAACCTACATTTTACAGCACACGATGGACGATGTAACCAAAGGAATGCAGACGCTCCAGGCCCTCCATGTAATACAGGCCCGTGAAGAGATTGTCGCCGTCAGTGTTGGTGAAGCACATCCCTTGGGACACGGCTTGCTGCACAATATAGGCTTGCATCGTCTTGTTGCCAGCACGGTATTCCGCGAGCATCTTTTCGGAATCGGCGTCGGTCTCGCTTCCGTCATACAGCTTGACTCCGGCGATCTCGCCGCCGTGCAAGGCGTTGGCGATGGAACGGCCACGGTATTGCGCGAAACCATCCTTTATCGGCTGGTAGACATCGACTCGCACCACAAAGCCGTGGATGGTGGCGCTGTGGTAGCAGTGGATCGTTGCAACTTCCGCGCCCTTTTTATTGACCACGAGATAGCACGAAATGTTCTTGGCGCTGTTCGTCTCTTTGACGGTCTTTACTTGGTTCTTGATCTTCATTTTAGTGCCTCCAAAATAAGGGCCTTGGTGCGGGCCACGGCGGCGTCGTACACCGGCTGGGCTTCTTCCAACGTGTCGAAGTGCGAAAGCACGCACTCCGCACGGCACGGTTGCTCCACGACAGTGAAGCGTTTTTCCCACAGCGTATTTTCATGCAAATAGCATTGAATCCATACGCCGTCATCCATCAGAAAATAGACGCGGCCCAGGCTGCGGTCGATGATCTCAAATTTAGTAGTCATAATTCGAAAATCCTTACGTTAGGATTGGGTTCGAAAACACTGGCCCCGCTTGGCTTGTTGACAGGTGGGGCCAAGACACCGTGGCTGGCGAGGATTTCCTTTACCTTACGCAGCGGGTCCTGGTAGCGAAAGAGATAGTCCATTACGATTGGGCGTGGGCCGTCTTCCTTCATCTCCCATATCCATACGGTGCGGTCAAGGGATTTGGAGTCTTGAGCGTGCCGCCACAGGAAGGTGCGGATGGCGCTCATTTCGTCACCTTGATGAAGCCACAGGTGTTGCCGTTGAGGTCCAGCAGGCGGTGGTCCAGGTTCGATAGCCCACCGTCGATCAGCCGGACCACATCCTTTTGTATGACGCGGATCACCTCAGTAGCCGCGTCGAATTCGTCATCGCCAAAGGCCGCGCCTTTGGTCACAATTTCAATCTTGATTTTCATTTGTCACTCCGTTGTTAGAGGTCCCGAAAACGGGACCTTAAAATACCCAGCACGTCCAGCCGGTGCCGTCCGTGTAGACTGCGATTTCCTTGCCCACGTCCGAGCCTTCGAACGTGTATTGCGAATGCCCTTTGCCACGGTAGTTTTCCCGCGTCATGCCGACATCGCTTTTTTCGATCACGTAGTTCGTCCGCGTGCTGGTTGCGTCGTGGCCCAAACCGTTGCGGGCCGTGGTGGTTTTAGGTTCGCCGATCTGTTTCACGGTTGCACCCCATTTTCGATGGCAAGCAGTTGGTTGACCAGCCCTTCGAGCTGGGTGCATTCCGCCGTCGCTTTGGCGCGGATTTCCGTGGCCTTGGCGCGGAACGCAACCACAGCGTTTTCGACCACAGCGTTAGGCGGCAGGATTTCGATGTCGGCTTCAACGTGGCCGACCAACACCCAACCCTGGGCGCTCATGTCGTGCGATGACAGGTAGACGCGCTTGGAAACCTTCTCAACGTCCTTGAGGTCTTCCGCCGACAGGATGTGCATGTCCTGTTGCGTCAGGTATGCAAACATTTTGGCTTTCATTTTTGAGGCTCCTTAAACGATGGTGATACGGTCGCCGCCCTGCTGCCACGAGCGGATGATAAATTGGAACGAATTGCCACTGCTGTCACGCATCTCATAAATGGGAACAAAGAAGCCTGCTTCGCAGTCTGGATGGTTGCGCCGTTCCCACTTGGCGCTGCCGTCCGTTTGCTCGTCTTGGAAGTCCACCAGATACAGGCTGTGGCGGTCGTTCATGATGTTGCGTTGCTGGGTGCCGAAGAAGCGCGTGAATTCCGTGTTGCGCCATACCTCATGTTTGGAGTCTGGGTTGATGTAACACGCTTTGGTCAACAGGTGCATGTAGTCGGCCTCGCACTGCATCTCCAGGCGATATGGGCCGAGCGTGGGCAGCAGGTTCAAGCGCTCGTAGCGCTCCTTATTGGGTGAGTGCTGGCGATTGTTGAAGTAGATTTTGAGGGCGCGGATCGTCCCGTTATCCACGCGCTTTTGCGCCGACAGGTCCTTGAAAAACTCGTCGCGCTTGGTCTTAGCTGGCTTCATGGTGTGACCCTCTCCCAGTCCTTGTAAATTTGCTCGCAAACAGTCGTGACTTGTTCCTCGAAAATGCCCAGCTTGTCGCGGCTGTTGATAGCCAAAACCTTTGGCCGTATAAACCGTATAAACGATTTAGTAAAAGTCCTGTACTTCGCCCGCAGCCGGTGGAACTCATCGTGAACGGTCTCGTCCGAATTGAGTTCGGCGTCGGCGGTTTCGTACAGCGTGTCCATGCAGGCCATGTACGTCTTGGAGCTGCGCCCATGCGTCAGCAGGCGATTGCGTGGTGTGGTGAGCATTAGATGTCCTCCGAAGGATGGGCAAATACCAGGCACGCGATGACGTGCGCCGAGTTGGTGGCGAGGCCGAAATTGCGCCCGGTTTGATCGACCAGTTGCCAGCCGTTGATGACGGCCTTGAGCGTCAGCGTGTCGCCGTTAGCCATCGCAATCTCACAACCATCCGCGACGTGGCCGCGCATCGTGTGGAATCCGTCTTGTGTGGTCTTCATAAAATTCCCCTTATATTAGAGGGTCCCGTTTCCGGGACCCTACGAGGCCAGTTCCATGGAAGTCTGGAAGGCCAGGTTCTCCGTTGCCAGCACCGGCAGCTTGCCGCCGTTGATGAAATACTGGTGCAGCAGCGTGTTGATGATGCGGATGCCCAGCGTGTTCTTGTCGAAGTGCTTGGCGATGTAAGGCATCAGCGCGGCCACTACATCGGCCTTCTGCGCCTTCTGGAACAAGCCCAGGTAGCGGGCGAGCAAAGGGCTGTTTTCGAGCGCAGCGCGCATCGATTCCAGCGACAGCTTTTTCAGGTTGTAGACCAGACCGACGCGGCCCAGGAATTCGGTCTTGATGCCGAAGTCGCGGAGGCGATCGATCGTCAAGTCTTCTTCGCCGTTGAAGGCCCCGGCGAACACGAACAACACGTTGTTCACGTTCACGTCATGGTATTTTCCGTACTCGCCATACACCGAGGTGGTCTTCGATTCCAGCACTTTCAGGAACTCGTTTTGCACGCCGTTGGTGGTCTCGTGGGCGAGCTGGGAGTTCGTGTTACCGCTGATGAACAGCTTGTCGAATTCATCGACAAAGCACAGCGTCAACTGGGCGCTCTTGCCGGTCAGTGGCGTCAGCGCTTTGGACAGGCTGTTGCCAGCCGTGCCTTCCTTGGTGAGCTGGGCCGCGTTGATTTCCAGGAAGGCCAGATCGTGTTCATCGGCCAGTTCTTCGGTCAGGAAGGACTTACCGGAACCGCTGGGGCCGGTCATCATGAAGTGCGGGCGAATCGCGCCCTTAGAGTTCTTGAAAATGCGGATGATCTGGTTGAGTTGTTGAACAACTTCTTGCTGTTCGGCGAGCTGGGACATTTGATACTCCTTCGGAGGTTTGGGAGGTGGTGGAGGTGGAACGAACTGTTTGCGCACGGCGGGATCGCCCCAGTTCGTGAGGGCGTCCATGCTCAACTTTTTCACGGCATTTTTCCGAGACCCCACGGGTCATGGATCGGCGACGGACCTTCGGGTGGTTTCGGCGGTTTGATGTCCGCGAATTCGTCAACGATGCCGCCAAGTGTTGGCAGCGCGGCCATTTCCTCTTTCAGCGCCTCCGCTTCCGCCAGCAGGGTTGTGATATGGTCCTGCACTCCAGGCATGACCGAATAGGGTAGGCGGAGGACGGACACCAACGGGAGGTGCATTTCGCTTACGTTTGGGATGCCTCGTGGGATCAAGTGCGTGTAGGTCCCGGTGCGTTTCCCGTCAGAGTAAATGGCGATGTAAACCACGCCTTCAAACGGGATGTTTTCCAGCGAGCCGTTGTCGTAGGTGGACCCATATTGTGGTGCGCCATCCTTGTCCCATTTGGTCAGCGTGTCCTCATCGCCGACGTAGCCGATGTACGGGAACTTTGGATCACGCGATTCCGTGGTAAGGAAAGCGACAGTCTCGCCGCCCTTGGTGCGCGCCGGATATTTTGGATCAAATTTCATCTTTCTTCTCCTTGGTTGAGGTCCCGGAAACGGGAACGTTGTTGACGGACAAAATGCTTTCCTTGTGCAGCCAGCGGCACATCGTCGTGTAGACGATTGTGCCATCAGGACTGATGCGCCCGATGGTCTCAGTCTTTTCGACGCCGTAATGGCGGAACGTGATGGTATCACCGGGCTTCATAATCAGCCCTCAAGTAGAACCAGCCACGGTAGAACTCGTAATTGGCCTCGCGCCTTGCATGGGCCGCGTCGGTCAAAGCTTGTCCCAGTTCCTTGCCCAGTTCCTTGCGGTCCCAGAAGCCAACCCCATGGCCTTGCCGCGTCAGCCAGAAGTCGTGGCCGAAAGCGGCCTCTGCACTGCCCGCGTCTGGATGCGTGCCGTAGCCACGTTCGAAACGCGCCATGGCAGCGTCGAACAGAGGGCCGCATTCCATGATGAACTTTGCGCACTGGCGAAAGGCTTCCTCCTGGGTCTCTTGCGAGGCGCGAGGTTGCGTGCCTTCCGGCGCGTCGGCCCAGATGGCGGCAAGGATGTAGTGTTTCGCCACTTCCGAAATCTGTTCCAGGCGGTAGGTGCGCAGCTTGAATTTCGTGAGCCAGCCGGGTCCGAATTCGTTGCGTATTTGGCGCAGCAAAGGCGTGTCGGTGCCGTTCATCCACGCCGTGCTGAGTTTGTGCTTCCAGTAGAAACCGTTAGCGGCGGCATAATCAATGAGCGCCTGATACTGGATTGGTGTTGGTACGTTGCGCATTACAGCTCCTTCGCTATTTTGGCAAATTTGTCGGCCTGGGCCGCGTAAGGTCCAGGTTCGTAATTAGGCTTGAAAATCGTCACTGCCACCCAGCAGGAATGGTCATTGGCCCACCACACAATGCGCGGGTTATCCCGCGACACGAGAAAGTCATCGGGGCCGTGGTACTCATGCTGCCGATTCCCCAGCACATGGCGCAAATGCAGGGCGAGGTGGTTAGCCGCCGCCAGTGATTCGCAAGTCTGATGGCCTGAAACGCCGCACGGTGCGCCAGCGGGGAGGGCCGATTGTGGTCGGCCAAATTCTACGACTGCTTTCATTTCACTTCCCCTTCAAACGTTTTAGGCATTCTGGGCAATTGACAAGCGCTTTATCCCGCGTGGTGTAAGCGTGATAGCTGCCGTTATTGCACAAAGGCCGTAAGAAATTTTCAAAGCAGGACGGATGCTTGCCAAGCTTGCTGGCAAACTCTTCGCGGGTCATTCCGTAATGGCGGATGATGTCCATGGCGTTTCCTTTCAGGTTCGAACGCAAATTTTAGCGTTCCAGTAGACCTCAAAAACGCCGCCGCATTTCCCATCGGTGTGCGTAAATTGTTGGCCGCGAAACGCCCCCGCTGGAAGAAAGACTTGCTCACAGCAATGAGGGCATTGGATGTAGCGCTGCCTTGGCTGTCCAAAGACATGCGATACGAGCGGTGGCGATCTGCCTGTGCTAAAGGTTGGCATGTTCGGGATACCTTTCATGCAGGATTTTTTCGATGGCATCGCGCTCGTCGCGGTACAGCTCCGAGCGAGGGATCGGTATGCCGCCTTTGGCGACGTAGTAACCCTGCTGAAGTTTCTCCGGCTGGGTGACGGCCTTGACGCGACCGTAAATGGTCAAGGTTAAGCCTGGGAATGGTTCCACTTCCACAGTCTGGAAAGGGAATTCGCCCAGGCGGATGAAAGGCCACGTAAAGCCATGCCATCCGCTCTTGAACGTGACCACAGCGCCCCAGCGGCCAAAGGTCGTGGACCAGCCCCAGTGGTGGACGATGGCGGGAACTTCGACGCCGCCCACCTCGTTTTGGAAAGCGTAAGCTTCGGGGATGGGACCATACGCTGCATACGTGACGGCATCGCCGGGGATGCAGTTGCCGTCAGGCCCCCTTTGGTATTTAGGATTCATTGCGCACTCCTGTAATATTTCTTGAGCGATTTACGGGACGCTTTGGCCCCGCGCTTGTGATACAACTTCACCGCCTTGGTGAACACCAAAAGTTCATCGTCGTCACTGGTGTAACCATCCCCTTGGTAGTAGGTCTGTTCAAAGTTGACCTTGAAGATCATCTTGTCCCCCTCCTTCATACGAAAGCACTGTGCCGGAATCCAGTCGTGGAAAACGGCTAGATCAGAGACGGCATCACCAAACCAACAATGCGCGGCTTCTGTATGCAAACCAGTGAGGGCGAAAGCGCTGGCGTACAGATCGTCACCATCCCTCTCTACACTAAGCATAGCCTTGCCGCTTTGGTGGCTAGTTTTCATTGCGCACCAGCCTTTCATTTCGTTCGCGGAAAGTTGCCACATCCTGGACGCGAAACTTTCCGCGCCACAGGATGACCGTCGGGTTATACGCATCCCCGGCATTGAGGTAGTCGAAATACTCGCTCTTGATTTCCTCAGTTTCGATACCGAACAGGCCAGGGTCAAGGCTGTTCATAACGTACATACGGAGATCATTCAGCGGCGGGGGATTAAGGCACTCGTTGGCACGGAAACGTCCTGCATCAGTGCGCAGCAGTTCGCCCCGCGACATTTCCATCACCTTTCGCGCCATGAGTGCCGTGGCTTCGTCGTTGAAGACTTCCATCAGTTTCACCACCGATGGGAAACGTTGCTGGTTCATGGCTTGTACTCGTGTGGATTCACCTGTTGGGAAAGTGCGATATGGAAGGTGTCCGAGATGAAGTCCTTGATCTCGTTGCGGTTCGGGCCGGTGATGCGCAGCGTAAAGCCGAACAAAAGGCTTGGCGTCACGATCACCTGATGCTCGGTCCAGCCGTCGTAGCAACCATGCTCGTCCATGTGGTGGTAGTGTACGTTGAAGACCAGCTTGTGTTCGCCTGACGCTTCCAGGTCGATTTGCGTGCCGTTGTCGAAGCCAGAACCGCTCGGCATGTAGTTCTTGCACCAGCCGTCGAGGCAATCGTTCCAAATGCGATACCATTCTTGATTGCCGTTCTTGATGCAGTTGGCAAGCGCCACGACGGCGCTGGCAAACGCCTGGAAAAGAGGTCTCGTTTCCGGGACCTTCCAGTCGTTGGCATTGAACAGGTGCCAGCCGTAGGCCATGTACTGGCCCTGGTCATCGAATTGCACCGCGACCAGCGGGACGGTGAGCGCTGTCTTGCCCTTCCAGGCTGACAGAGGGCCTTGATAGGTGCATGTCTTGTACGGTCCCGCGCCCTTCATGGCAGCGCGGATGCTGACGGTGTTTTCGTAGTCCTCCACCTCTGTAACGGGTGGGTAATACGGGCCGATGGGGCGATAGTCGCGGTGGACTTTCTCGCAGATGTAGAGAGAGGTTTTCATTTTTTCTTGCTCCGTTTTTTCGATGGTGCCAGCAGCATTTTACGCGCCAGCAGAATGCGTGTTTTATGTGGCTTGTCCAGCAGTACGACACCCTTGTCATTGATACAGGGTCGGGCGAGGCCCGCTTTGCACAGCGGACAGACCACCGACAGCGGCAGCGCCGATGTCGGCTGCTTTTGCCCGTTCTCTTGCAGCAGAATAGGCGGGGCGCTTGTGCCGGAAGACCAGACCTTGAAAGATGGGGCCGTGACCACGCCCCGGTTGCGCTCCTTCATGTCGGCCTTGGCAAGCGCGATGGTGTTGCCCCAATAGCGCTCGCTTCCGACTTCGATAACGATCTTGTCCCCTTTACGCGCCGGAGACAGGCTGTTTGAGATGCGTGCCATGGTTAGGCCCTCACGAGATAATCTTCACCGTCGTGGACGCACAAACGGTAGTCCTGTTCGACAATGCGCGCTGCCTCGTCTTGGTCGATGCAGGAGTCGGCCACGCCGCCTTTCTTGAGGTCGCCGACTTCGTACAGGAATTCCATGGCGTATTCCACGAAATCAGCCTCGCGGATTAGCGTTGCTGGTTGACGCCAGCAGTAGTCGAGGTCGTGGCGGAGATCGGTGAGAGCTTGAAACTCTTCCAGCTCGTCGTCATCCATGACCTTGGCCTCCAGCTCTTGGATGCGAGCTTCGAGGTCGGAGGTTGTTACGGTCTTGACGCTCATTTGTATCCCCTTACTTGAAGGCACATACGCATGGCGTCTTGGCGAGCGAAAACGCCCATTGCCGCGTTCTGTACCGTGGCCTCAACCTTCATCGCTTCATAGCGGCATTCCAGGTTGTCTTGCTGCGCCATTGCAGGCGTCTTGTAGGGGTTGTAAAGCATAGGCTGTTGTTGTGCGCAACCAGCCAGTAGGGCAATGAGTAGGTATTTCATGACGTTCTCCCTGATATGGAAAGGTCCCGGAAACGGGACCCTTATGTGTTATTTAGAATCGACCCCGGCGTCCAGGGCCAACGCGGCGATCTTTTTCGCCGTGAAATTAACGATTTCTTCGATGTAGTTTTCGCGGCGGTCGTCGTCCTCGTCCAACGCTTCCCAGAACGTGTCGAATTCACCGGCCCATTCCACAACCAGTTGCATCAGGCCGCGCGAGCCGTCGCAATGTTCCATGATCTTGCTGCAACCGCTGTTGGTGGTGCGCTCCCACCAGTGGCCGACTTCAAAGCCGATGTCGGCGATGAGTTCCTGCTTGCGCATGAGGGCTTTGGCGACCTCATTGTTCTCCGAAAGGAGAGCCAAACCATTGGCATAGCCGCGCAGCTCGTTTTCAGCCTTGATAACACGCTTTTGAACGCCCTCTTTGGTCTCGGCGGAATTGCCGTTGAGGCCCGCGTTGACAACGTGGTGACGGACACGGGCCGTGGCGAACAGGCTTGCGAGGCGCATTACTTCGTTGACGAGGGTGGTACGCATGATGTGGACTTGGTTCATATTATTCTCCGAAAAAATGTGTGCGTGTGGTCCCGAAAACGGGACCGGGACCGTGGGTTAGGAATGCAGTTCGAATTCAGCACCGACGGTGCGCTGGATCACGCCGATGGTGATACGGCCATCCACTTTCACCAGCCATTCCAGCCAGCCATCTTTCTTGCGCTCGGAACAGAACACGCTGATGTCCCTGCCATGATGAAAATGGCGGGCGCAAACAGTAAAGACTTTAGCCAGCATTTCAGGCTCTTTTTCAGCCAGTGCGGCGGCGACAAATTCCACCTTGACGCGAGAGTCCAGTTCTTCGTAAGTTGCCATGTCAAATCTCCCACTTTATGCACACAGGACGGTGCGGGTTCTTTTCGAAAATGATCTGCAATTTCTCGCCGATCTTGTACGTTGCCACGGCCAGCAGTTCGCCGTATTGGAGGTCCGTGACCTCGACCACGGTGGCACCGTAGTCGTTTTGCAGCAGGTGCCGCACCGCGTTTGGCAAAGCATTTTCAGGGTGGGCGGCGCGAGTGATCTTGACTACCTCTTTGTGGAAGTAGTAAGTGGTCTCAATGAAGCGTTCGGAGGCCATGGTTACTCCGCACGGAAGATGAGCATCCACTTCTCACCCGTGGGGAGGGTGCCGCTGGTGTCGTCTCCGCCTACGATGTCCTTGGCCTCATCTTTGGTCAGGCCGGTGTGCGTGACTTCCTGCGGCGTGTCGCCGGAAAAGCACTTGACGACCTCGTAAGTCTGGTCGATCTCGGCCAGGAGTTCCTTGGCCTCGTTGATGTTGTCCTCCGTTACGATGTGGACGTAGGCAGATTTGCTGTGGCTGTAGGCGGCGCAGGCACCATCCGTGTCTTCGCAAATGGCACGCAGTATCGCTATCAATTTCTCGTTCATTTTGTCACTCCTTTGGACTGAATATAGCGGCGTTCATAATGGCCCACTCGGCGGGGAAATGGTCGTGCAGTATTTTGCGTGCAACGGCATGATGTGGCCCGGTGCCGGTCCTGACGATCATCATTGCCTCAGCATCGCACGTTAAATGGTGCGCACCGAATGGCAATTCCTCAGCGTCATCGAAGCGCTGCACTTGAACAGGACTTCCATCGGTGGCAGTAAACAAATCCCAGCCTTCCATAACTGCGGCTTCCTGAAGTTCATTCGTCCAGGCTTTCATGATTTTATCTATGTTCATTTTGTCACTCCGTTTAAAGGTTGTGGTGAGGTGAGGTCCCGGAAACGGGACTATTCCGTTGGCGTGTGGATCACGGCGCTTCCCGCTTTTTCAGCGAGTGCGCCGTGGACCATGTGTTGCTTCGACTTCGGCGCTTTGAAATGCGCAATTGCCGCCACCTTTGCCGCATACAGGCTGTCGGCGTACAGTTCGACGCGCTTGCTGCCGTAGAAAAACACGTAACCATTCTGTGATTTCATGGTGTTACTCCTTTGAAGTGGAAAGGTCCCGGAAACGGGACCGTTACAGGTCACGCTGTTTAGCGTATTTATCGAGTCCGTGACGGGTCTCGTCGTACCACTCCACGAACATGCAAATGGCAGCGCCTTTAATGTCCCAGCGTTGCATGTCGCCAGCATCCATCACGCAGCGAGAAGAACCAAGCTCCATTTCACGGCGCACTTTACGGACAGCGCCGCGCTCGGTTTTTGCTTCCACTTTGAAGTGGTGCGCCCAGCAGTAGTTTGCCTCGCCGCCGTAGGTGTCCGTCACCTCAACAAAGTACGTTACCATGATGCGTGTCCGATCACGGCCCGTTCGGCGTTGATGTCGCCGCTGCTGTCACGCTCATAACGGATGAGGACCATGCTAAAAGCCGAATCGCCCAGGTAGGCGTCCCAGTTGTCGTAGTCGCCGTGCCAGTCGTGCAGGCACATAGGATGCAGATGGCGCGTGCCGATTTCTTCGGGCGGGATGATGCGCGAAAACTCACCCAGGTCGTACACATGACCTTGGTGGCGCAGGAAGGAGTTGGTGTCATCGGTGATGTAATCGAGTTCGGCCCGCTCTTTGGGCGTCAACTCGTGGAAGTATTTCAGCCAGTGCAAACGGCCCGATGTTTTGATGTTCGGGATAGGCGGCGTGAGGTGGGTATCTTCATTGCGCCCCGCAATCCAGCCCTTGCGGTAGGCGCGATCCAGATTCGTGGCGACGGTTCCCAGCTCGTTGGATTGACCAAACGGGACTTGGGCAGTCTTGGCATCGCGGAGGCCGCGCTTAAACTGCTTGGCGCGGTTCTCTTTTGTGTCGAAATTTTGAGTCATTTTGTACGCTCCATGATGTGTTTAACTGCGGCGCTGCACTGGTCCACGTTGAACAGGCCGAAATGGCACAGCTCAGGTGGGAGATTCATGACGGTCGCAAGCCAGGCATAGGCTTCGGTGCGGGTCATGACCCGGTTTTTCCACAGTGGGTTGAAGTAATCCTTGGCGAGACTTCGAGCGCGACGAGTTTGCTCATCCGCCAGCGTGCCAAGTGGGTAGTTTGTGAACGGATGCAGGCCGACATAGGCCCCACAGGAGGGGCGTGCACATTGGTAGGCGTACGGCCAGTCACCAAACGGCCTACCATAGATCGTTTGGTTGCCTACACAAAAGACCAGAGCGCCGCAGTGCGGGCAATTGGTGGGAATTGGCAGGGGATTCGGGACGCGGGCCATGGCACGGCGCGAGGGGTTATCAGGAGTCGGTTTAGACATCGGCTTTGCCGTCCCAGATGGGCGTGTTGTCCTGATTGATCGTCGGGAGTTTGTCCAGCGGGATAAACGCCAGCCAAACAGAGGCAATTCCCGTGCTGTCACTGCCAATGATGAGGGCGTGACCAGCGTGTTCCCAGGGTATGATCTGAAAACCGCCGATTTTGCCCTCCATGGATCGCTTCAAGACAGCGGTGGCGACTTTGTAGGTCGGTTTGACCGACAGATTGCCCGATTTAGGGCGCGGCTTTCCCCAATTCAGCCACGTTTCGACAGTCGTGCCGCGACCGGGGCAGAAATAGAAGCCTTCAGGGCGCGGCGTGAGGCTTCCACGGTCTGGGTGAAAGGTGGCATCGTGGCAGTACAGGAAGCGCTCGAAAATCTCGCTGATATCTGTGACGACACCGAAGTAGGTTTTCTTGATGTTCTCTTGGGAGAGGGTGTTCATGGCTATTATCCTTTGGATAAGGTGGTGTTATGGTCCCGTTTCCGGGACCCTTTACAGCAGGGTTGAGGCCCTTTGGGCTTCACGCTTTTCGGCGTGTTCTTTTTCCTCTTTTTCGAGGCGTTCGATGCGGCGCATGAGCTTCGATTCATCGCTAAGTACGCGCTCCTTTTCCAGACGGGTCTGGAACAGTTGCGCTCGTGATTCATCGAGCGTTTCTTCGATCATGCGCCCCATGGCTTCGTGTGGTTCACGAGAGCCGAACAGATTGGCAAAGATTTTCATTCCAAGTCTCCCCGATAAACGCCGGTACTGATGCCCGACACTTCCGTGTTGATGGATACCACATTGCTGTGCTGGAGTCCTGCGAACAACTCGGCCAGGATTTGGCGCACTTCATGGATGTCTTGACCCTCAACCAAAAGTGGCACGGCAACGGCCCAGATTGTTGGCTGGCGATTAGTACGGGCTTCGGCGACAGCCGCGTCTATTTCCTCTTGCGTCCTACGCCACTCGCAACCAAAGGTCCCGGCATCGCTGGTCAAGGTGCGTCCGGTTTGGAAACGGATCGTAACCTTTGGGTATTCTATCTGGGTGATGTAAACGAGGCCCCAGGATTGGGTCTTGATGGTCGCGCCGACGCCAACAAAGGAGGCGTCAGGTTTGTAATAGAGTTCCATTATTGGGTACTCCAGATAAAGTTGAAGAAAGCACGAGCATCATCGGCGCTGGCAAAACTGAGGTGAACACTGGGGCCAGCGGTTGTGCAGTTTGTGACGTTTTGGAAGCCAGGAAAGGGTCCTTTTTCGATCATGGACACCAGCTCACGAACCTCATCGTCCTTATTGCATGGGATCAGCACCGCAATCTTTTTAAAGTTCGCGTTGCGGATCAGATGCACTTCGTTAGGCTCGGCGCTTAACTGGAACTTTGTTCTCATTTTGAGTCCTCAAATTGTTGTAATCCTTGAGCAGTTTCTTGGCCCATGGTTTGAAGTCGTCCGAGACGCTTGCCAAGAGGCCGGTATTGGTCTCGGAAACGGGACCGTTGGGTCCCTCTTTGCCGTAGTAGAAATGGGTGCTGAAACCGCCACCCGTGATGACGATCCACTCCATGCCACGGTGGCCGCAGATCAGAACAGAGGGTGCCAAGGCATCAGCTTTGGCGCGCATTTTACGTTGACCGAGACTCATTGAGTATTCCTATAGGAAAAGGGTTAGAAGATTAGGGGGAAACGGCTTTAGCCCATGGCTAGTTCGGTTGCCCTTGATTGTTGAGGGTGAAGATTGCCGCAGAAATGGCGTCCACGTTGAAGACTTTATCCTCGATTGGCACGCCCATGACGTAGGACAGAGTGGATGCAAAGAGCATCGAGTGCAATTCGCTATCGAAATCAGCGATCCACTCAGCCATACCCTCTGGGCTGCGACCATACACGGCAAAGCCGTCCGGTTTCTGGTCCGGCTGGGCCACGGAAACGTGCGTTTCCCCGTTGATGAGGGTGAAGACGACGCCAGCGTGTTGGATGGCGGTGTAATTGGTGGTGGTGACGTTCGGATTTTGCAGCCCGATGGTGCTAAAGGTGAGGACGTTCATGATTACTCCTGGGGTGGGGGACTTAAAGGGTCTCGTTTCCGGGACCGGGACCGGGCCAAGCTTGCACTGCCGCCCGCAAGGCGGCGTCACTGATGTCGTCAGTGGGAATTGCAGCGCGAAGTGCGGTGTAATTGGGCTGTATTCCCACTTCCTCGACGTAGTATTCCAGGAGGTCGTGATAGTCCGGTGCCAGCGTTGGCATTGGCAGGTCAATATGGGCCATTTGCGCCCCCGAAATTCGCGGTGGAGGCGAATAGTGGAAAGGGTTCATGCAGCCGTAGGTTTTGCAGTTACGGGTGCCGTACTCGATTCCCATGAAGGAACAGATGATGTAAGGCATCGCATGGACTCGCCCTTCAAACTTGAACATCGGAATGCCCGTATTTTTGCTGGTGGCACCTTGATATGGGTGGCAAGTCTTGAACGCCGTGCTGTGTTGCAGGGACGAGATCATTTCGTACAGTGCAAGAGCCTCCGGTGGTGCGTCAATTTTAGTGGGCCAGGAGGTCTTACGGCCAGTGGGCTTGACTTTGGGTGCTGGCTTCGGCGGCTTTGGTGGTTTTGGGCTTGAAATAGCCATTTTTAAGGCTTCCTTATTGCGTAGTATTTGATGATGGTGACGGCGTGATTGAGGGTGGTAATTTGCGGCTCGTAAAAGCGATAAAGCAGGATGCCTTCCGAGAGGGCCAGGAGGTTGAGGGCGACGAACAAATCGTCACCATCGAATGGTTCGGTCATTTCCATGAGCGTGTCTTGGCATTTGGAGGCGAAATTGGGCGCGTAAAAAGTGGTGGCCGGGAGTATGGATTTAATCGCCGCCAAAGGGGAGAGGTAAAGGCGATGGCCGAGGTGGTGGGCGCGGGGGTTGGAAACGGTCTCGTCCCGGGCCGGGGCCGGGGCCGGGGCCGGGGTAGTGTGGTGGGATGTCATTTTGTCACTCCTTTGTTAGAAGGCTCTAAAACCGCTCAGGTGGCGATTATGGAGCCAGTGGTGGAACGGTACTCATTATAAGCCAAAAACGCCCTGTGGGCGATTCTGATCGCTTTGGGGGTCCATGCTGGGGCCAGGGTTGTGGCGGGTCCCGGAAACGGGACCGGGCAGTGGGAGGGCGGCAGCTTTACCCCTTGCATTTAGCCGTGGAACCATGCTGCGAAGATGTCTCGGTTGGCGATGACCAAAATGGTGATGGAAACCATGTTGGTGAGGGTGATGAAAATGGGCACCCAGGCGGGTATGGAAATTGGGCGGGTGAGGGAGGCTAAAAGTGATGACCGCTTTTGGGTCGGAATGACGTTGCGCATGGATGTTCCCCTTAACGAAAATTGGTGCAGATTTTGGATGTGGATGTGGATCAGGATGTGGATCGGCAGCACGAGAAATGCTCAATTTTTAGGCAAGTTTTAGGCAAATTTTAGGCAAATTTGAGGGGCATTTTATGCACTTTTCGGCAACTTTTTGGGGTCGGAAAAGGCACCGAAAACACTGCCTAAAAATTGGGCATTAGTTGGCGACGGGACCGGGACCGGCAGGGGTCCAGAATTTTTTAGATGATAGTCTCATCCTCTCTTTATTTCTTAAAAGTAACTCTTTTCTCTTTACCCTTTTATACTATCATCCCCCCTTCAACCCTAAAGAGTAATTAGAAAAAGAGAGAAGATAACGAAAGGAAAGGAAAAGCCGGTGCCGTCCCCTTACCACAAACCAAGCGCAAAAGCGAAGGCAAAAGTGATCGGAAATCGAGCGCAAAAGCGAGCGCAAAAGCGAGCGCAAAAGCGAGCGCAAAATCGAGCGCAAAGCCAAGCCCATTTCATCGCCATCACGTCTGCATCCCCTCCCTGTGGTTCCTACCCGCCGCTCCGGTCCCGTTTCCGGGACCTCGCCATCGCCCGGTGCCTGTCCTGGCCCCCAAAAGGGGATGAGACTATCATCCAAAGGCCAAAATATTGCGCTGCACAACGATTTGCCTCATTTTTAGGCAGATTTAGCGCTTGCATTTTCTCGTCCGATGTGCAAGCAAATGGGGGGATGATAGTATCATCCTCCCAAAAATCCTGTCAAAATGACCACAAATGGTCTAGACCATTCGGCCCATCATTCGTTACAGAAAACCCGAAATTTCAGGCGCTCGCCCCGAAAGTGGATGAGACTATCAAGCCGGTTTATCCACAGCTTTTTAGCGTTATCCACCGACTTATCCACAAAAAACGCTGTTTTCTGCCTATTTTTTAGGCAAAAATAAGTTATTCACAGGGCCAGAAAAACTATCCACAGAAAAACGCGAGTTATCCACAAAGTTGCATGTAAAGCAACCTAATGTCTTGCAACGCAGAAACTTTCAGGCTTGCGTTTTTCGCAATTGTCGAAGTCGGCCTGTGGATAACTCGTTGCTTCTGCGCCAATGGAGTTGAACGCAAAGCAACGCTTTTCGGTCCCGTTTTCGGGACCGGCACCGGCCCAAAACGGTCTAGGTGATTCAGCTTCACGAAAGCGTCAGTGAACGCCTTTGCCTCCTTGAACAGCCCCATTTGGAGGTCCAAAGTGACGTGTTTCAGGTCAGCTTTCTCAAGGAAGAACCTCGTGCGCAACTCCACGAAGTATTGCCGACCCTTGGAAATGCCCTTGGTGTAGTCCCCCACGAGGGGATTGTCGCTCATGCCAGCCATTTGGAAACCCTTTCAACGGTGCCGGTCCCGGAAACGGGACCGTTTTGTTCACGAAAAACGCGGAGCGCCGAGCGCGTCCAATTTGGCATGTGCCGCGCCGATGCGGCGCTGGAAATCAGCCTGTTCGGCCTCCAGCGCCAGCATACGTTCCTTGTGGGCATACTCCGCGTCCAGCACACGCTGGCGAAATTCGATGTCCTGCAAAGCACGCTCGTGATGTAAATACTCCGTGGTCGAAAGCGATGGATCAGCCAAACGCTTTTTCAGCCATGCGGCCATGTTGAATTCAGACATAAATCCTCCGGTGAAGGTCCAGGAAACGGGACCGTTATTTCAAACGGATAGGCGTGGACTTCCACAGCCAAACGATCACGGCGACATCCAGCGCCAGCCCGACAAAATGCGACAGCGGCCAAACGGCCAATTCAGACACGATCCATTGCATGTACATTTCCTCCGGTGCCTGTCCCGTTAACGGGACCGTTATTTACTTGCGATGCGGTCCCGTTTCCGGGACCGCTACCGTGCCACATTATGCTGCTGCGCGCTGCTGCTGCTGCTGCTGCTGCTGCGCCGCGATATGCGCCTGTTTCTTTGCCTGTTTGCGTGCCTTGCTATTCATCGGCACGACTGCTGCCGGTGCTGCTGCTGCTGCTGCTGCTGCTGGCGCTGCTGCTGCTGCCGTTTCAGCGTCAATCTGTGCTTGCTCCAGTGCAGCGACATCGGCCAGCATTTGCGCGCAGAATTCACGGATCGCATCGGGTGACATGTTAGCCATCATTTCAGCGCGCACTTGTGCCGCGTCGAACGTTGGCAGAACTGCTACCGCTGGCGCTGCTGCTGCTGCCGGTGCTGGTCCCGTTTCCGGGACCGTGATTGCTACCGGCGCGGCTGGTTGGCGCGGCGCACGGGTTCTGTTAGTTTCTACGCCAACATAATCAAGTACATCATCCAACGTATCGAAGCCATACGCCAGCAATTCAGTTTGCACGTAGGCGAGCATACTATCTGTATCGCCTTTGTTCTCGATCCATTCGTTGACCGTGCTGGAGCCGATTTTATCGAACACTTTAGCCATGGCATTCAAGCGACGATTAACCGTTTTATAATCGCGGTCACTCTTAGCCATGCACAGATAACCCGCGCCATGGTAGATGGCCTTCATGTTGGCCTTGCCGGTCGCGTCAGTGCCGCCCGTTTCTTGCGTGAAGTGAATCAGCGATACGGCCAGCTCCATGTGCAGCGCGGCGCGGCGCGACAGTGCAGCGTTTGCGATTGCCAGCGTCAGGACGGTATAGTCGATGGACGTAGTGGTGCCTTGGCCTTGCGTGGATTGGACAGCGGTTTTCATGGTCATTTCCTTATATCAGATTGATAGGGTTAGCAGGGGCCTTGCGTGGTCCCGTTTCCGGGACCTTGCTTTACCTGACTGCATGACTAAGAGTATAGGGCTTTTTTGAGCTTGTGGCGAGGGCTTGGGTCGGGTATAGAGGTCTCACGTTTTGGAAAAAATTTTGAAAAATTTTTGCAACCATTTTGCACCATATAACGGGCCTGATCCCGCCCCCTCTCCAGGCCCCCTCTCCAGGCCCCCTCTCCAGGCCCCTTAAACGGTGCCGCTCCCTTACCAGAAAGAGGTCCACCTTCTTGCCCACCTTCTTGCCGCACATTCCGCCCAAGTTTTCCTGCCCATAAACGTAAAAAAGCCGAAGGGGCCTAGACCCCTCCGGCAAACCAACGCTCTCTAAGCGTCTTCAGTTTAGTGCCGTTTCCGGCCCCCGACAACCACTACGTCACCGGCAACGTCCTGCGGGCCAACACCCGCGCCTGCCGGGGGAGCCTCGCCCTCTGGACCGCCCAGAACCGCCTGAGCGCCGTCCTGGGCCTCCAGCGGTGCTATCAGACCCGCTGCTGCGTCTGCCGCCTCCTGGGCCTTAGCAGCAGCCTCCTGGTCGTGGATCACCTGGGCCAGCGCCATGATTTTGGTTGCCAGCTCGACAAGATTTGCCTCCGTCAGCTTGCGCGGCAGATGCACAACCACGTCGTCTCCGACCTGGATATCGAAGGCCGTATTTGCCTTCCTGCCGCGAGTGCCCGAACCGGCCTCCGCGACACCAACCTCCTGGCCCTCCACGGCAGGCCCGCGATTGCTTGCGCGCCCAACGTGGTCCAGAACGTCGTCCATGGACTTGAAACCAAACTCCACAATCTCCTGGGCGATGGCCTGCAAAAGCTTGCCCTCTTTCTTGCCGTCTACCCAGTGGTTTAGGACCTCCAGGCTGATCTTGCCGAACAGCGCCGCACTGGCCTGAATCCGGCGATTGACCGTCTTATAGTGTGGGGCCGCCGAATCAGCACAATCATAGCCCGCTTTTGAGTAGACTTCTTGCAGCATGGTCTTGGCCGCACGATCTGCAACTCCGAAGTCCAGGAACACGGCGAGACCAACGGCCAGTTCCAGTTGCAAAAGCCCCTGGCGCGAGATCGTGATGCCAGACAGCGTTTTAACGCATGTGTTGAAGGACAGGTCGTGCATACCACTGAGTCGGGGCGAGCGCTGGCCTGGGCTTGGACGCTTTGCCCCGGTCGGTGCCTCGCCTGGGAGTGATACCTGACTACGACGACCTTTTGCTGGGGTCGATGGAACTGGAATTTGGAGCGCGGATGCCTTCGTGGATTTGGAAGGTTTGCGTGGGCTTGGTTGAATGCTAGAAGTGCTCATGATTTTCCCCTATGGAAAAGTGGATTAAAGGGTGGCGATACGACCCCCTACAAGTGGCCTGTTTTTGACCATTACTATTACTCTGCTAGTGAGTGAGCCTTCAATGTACCATATCCACACTCAAAGTCAAGGGTATTTTGATTGAAAATTGCTCAACCTTTCGTACATGAAAGTAACCTTTCTTTTACCCAAAGAAAAAGCCCGCCAAAGCGGGCTAAAACTGCAACATTTCCGACCTCTATACGTGTATAGACATCCCACGGTAGACTGCCTCGGTTCCGCCCAGCGTTGTCTGGGCTACTTCGAGCTTAAAGCCAAGCTCTGGTTGCAGCTCACGCATGATCGCCCGGAAACGTTGCTGGCCCACCGGCTTCAGCCCACCAGCGCCAGCACAGAAAGCCCAGTAGGAGTTGTACAGCGACATTTCTGTGGCAAAAAGCTTACTAGCCGCGTGGCCCGCGTGGTCGAAAGTAATCTTTCCACTTTCACGCATGTAGTAACGGACAGAGTTGTTCATATTTGCGAACTCATTTACTAGCATCCGGTGACTGTCCGGCGTGGTGTAATCGCCCTTCTTCAACAGACGCGGCATTGCTTGCGCCGCCCACGATACAATGGCCTCGCGCTCCTGGGCTGCAATGATGTCGCCAATGTCTGCAACAATGGCCCCATCTTGTACCGGGAAATGGAACGTCAAAAACAGCCACCGACGAATGAAACCGCTGGACGTATCCGCCGTGCGCGGAATGTGGTTCGAGGCGAACCAGTGAGTCAGCAAAGGACGGAAGCTGAAAATGGCACCATATTTGTGCTGACCACTGCGCTCACTCCCGTCAACGATGTCCTTGAAGGATTGGCCGTCGATAAGCTTCTTGTCGGACAGCTCGCCGCAGATGTTCAAAATCTTGCCGACCATCTGCCCTGGCATGTACTTGTCATCCCAGTGGTTTGGCGGCACCGAAGTACGTGCTTCTGCTGGTACAAGGGTCTCGATGATGCGCAACAACTGGGTCTTGCCCGATTTCGGCGCACCGTGCAGCAGAATCGCACGCTGAAACATGGAGCCGAGACCGAACAACGTCACCGCCATGGCCTCTTGGAGCGCCATAACCTTGTCAATATAGTCCTTGTCCGCGCCCCAACTCCGCGCAAGGAAGGCGTCGAACATCGGGAAGCGTCCAGCTTCCTCTGGAACGTAGCGGAATGGCATCGTATAAGTCATGCCGAAGTCTGGCTCATGGGGAATCAGCTTCAATTCCTGCGTCAAAAACCCGTTGGCGAAGTTAATTCCTTTGACGACTTTTTTCTGAATCCCCTGCTCGGCGATATACATCAGAATTTGGAGGATACCGTTGATGTCGCTGGCCTTTTTGCAAGCGGCTAAGTGACCGTAAGAGTTCGACACCAAACTCTTGATGGCGTGCATCTCCATTTCGACCCAGTGGGAGCCTGCCCACTTCATCAACTTCCCGGTGTGGAACCTCACCAGATTGTACTGGCTCAAATCTGCCAGAACAGCCCTGGCGATTTCGCTGTGGTCGTTGCCCTGCACAGTTCCAGCGCGCAGCTCCTTCAGACGCGCCCGCAACGTGCTGATCTTGACGCCCAAACCTGAGACATCAACGATATACTGCAACAGCCGGTCTTCATCGATCTTGGAAAGGGTCTTGGATTTGGCAATGCGTGACAAGACGATCTCGACCGCATCTCCGCGCTCCTTGCCTTCCGCGCCGTAGGTCTCAAAACAGGTCTTCAGATAGTTGCGGACTTCATCGAAGGCCCACTCGGTCTGGTCCACGCCCAGAGTCACGCCCATTTTTGTCAAATCTTCGGCGCTGTACCCTTCGTCCCACCCTTTGGGCAGGACTTTGCCCTTATCCAGCACGTCGCGGTGCAGGAACTTAATCAGATTCTCAATGTGCTTTTCAACATCGATCTGGTCGCCTGCAACCGTCTCGATATACTCGTTGTAATACGCCTGGAGCATACCAATGGCTTCCTTCAGCGTCCTTTCGCCACGAACAACGGCGAAAGCGAAGAGGCCAGCCATCTCGGTCAGCGTCGTGTCCCGCGACCCGCTCGAAACGTAGTCAGTAACACGGCTCCAGCCGGAGTGAGAAAGGTCCACGCCCGCAGCCTTGATGGCCGTGCGTAACATATCTTCGATATCGGTGGGCAGATTGTGCAGATTTCCGACGACATCTATCAGCTCGCAGTTTGACGTGTATGGCTGCTGCGTTTCTGGGTGGATCGATGGGGGTAAAACGCACTGGGTCCTGGACGACAAACACTCGACCATGGTTTGACCAGACATATTCTTGATTCGGAAGGTCTTATGTCCGCTGAATTTGAAGGCGATCATCATGCCTTTTTTACCACGACGATGCCATGGCGAATGAGGCAGACAACCCATGATGGCGGAGTAGATTTTTTCATCGTCCGTGTCGATGTCGATCATGGTCACGCCGGACTGACGGCCCAGGACCAGACCAATGTTGGAGTTTGGATTGCCAGCCAACCACTGGTTTTGCAGCTCCTTGGCAGGCAACAAATCGTGGAACATGGACCAGTCGTTTGGCACTGGTTTCTTCTCGCGGACGTGCAGTGGAATTACGGACATTCCAGCAGCGAAATACGCAGGGGCGGTGGAGGCGAAGATGGTAGGGGTTTCGATAGACATAAGGCTCTTTCTAGTATCAGTTCTTGATGGAATCTTTAAGCAGGGACATGACCTTGTTGCGCTGGTCTTCGGAAAGCACGCCTTCCATGATGTCCAGCACTACTTTGTGGAACTCGGCAACCTGCTTGATGCCCAGGCACCGTTCCTGGTGGCCGACCAGCTTATCCAGCAGGCCCGTTGCCGTGCGGAAGTAGGCCATGCTTTCGGACGAGTCGCCAGCCGATGGTTTGGCGTTTTTCAGGGAGGCGTACAGCTCGACCACCTCTCTATATAGAGCGTCCCATTTGTCCTCGCCCAGCAGGGCGTCGGCGCGAGGGTCGTAGGAGTCGCCGTAGTCGGCCCCCATATCGCGGCCAGCAGGGCGGCCAGCAGGGCGCACGGACGTGTCGAACCAGGAGCGGAAGTAGCGTTCGACCTCGTTGGGGTACGGGCAGCGCTGGTTCGTGAAATAGTCTGGGTGTTCTTTATGCAGGCGGCGCATGACCTCAACAAAGCGGAGGTTCTGGACACTCACATCGGGGTAGAGGTAATCGTTGGGATTGGACACGTTTTTCTCGCCTATTTAGTTGGAGAAAAGAGTGTACGTTACAGGCACCCTAGGCGCAATATGGATGATAGTATCATCCTATGCTTTTTCGTCCCAAACCTCTCATTTATGAGATATTTTTCGCTGCTATAATCGACGCCATGGCTAATCAATACTCCCAAGAACTCTACAACCTGTTTGTCAGCCGCTTTGCTATCGAAGCGTCGGACATGCTGACCAGCGAATGGCTGTGCAAAAACACGACCTTGAAGGGCAAGCCCTTCTCGTTCAACCGCTACCCCTTCCAGCGCGCCCTGGTTGACGACGACCACCGCAACTCGGCGACGATCAAGCCTTCCCAGGTGGGTGTGTCGGAGATTTTCCAGCGCGCCGCCCTGGCCTTCCTGGCGCGTCATCGCAACACCAAAGGCATCTACGCCTACCCAGACGACGACATGCGCAAGAAGAACGTGCAGACCCGCGTGATGCCCATGGTGGAGGACACTGACATATTTAATAAGCAGACCACCAGCAGCAACAAGCCGGTGCGTTCGATCCAGCTTTTGCAGATCAATCAGTCCTTCTTATATATGACGGGTTCCAAGGAGGGCGATGCCACCTCCACCGACGCCGACTTCGTGTTCCTGGATGAGTACGATTTGCACGACATGGACATCGCTGGCCTTTTCAGCTCGCGTCTGCTGAATTCCGACTGGAAGATCAAGCGCTACTTTAGTACGCCGACTTTCACGCAATATGGCATCCATGCGCTGTACGAAAACAGCGACCAGATGGAGTACCTGATTAAGTGTGACGCCTGCAACCACTGGCAGTTCCCTCTTTTCGAAGAAAAGTTCATCCACCTCCCTGGCCTCCCATCGGGCCTGGAGTCGCTGACGGAACTGGACCAAAGCACCATCGAACATTTCAAGATCGATCTGGAGGCTTCTTACGTCTGCTGCGAGCGCTGCCGCGCCCCGCTGGACCTGGGCCGTGAATCGAACCGCGCATGGGTCGCCAAATACCCAAGCCGCCAGTATGCACGGGGCCGTCGCGTGAACCCGTTTTCCGTGTCCACTCGCCCACCACGCGACGTGATCCTTGAGCTGGTCGATATGAAGAAGAAGGGGCAGACCATTCGCCGCTTCAAAAACACCATCCTGGGCGAGCCTGAAGATAGCTCCACGGCGCGCATCTCAGAAGCCTCCATCAAGGCGTGCATCACCGGCATGGCGCAGATACCAACGATCAACAAGCATGTGCCGACCTGGGTAGGCATCGACATGGGCCACTTTTGCACGATCACTGTCGGCCAGGGTTATAGCATCGAAGCCATGCAAGTGGTCATGGTCGAAACCTGCCCTGTTGGCCGCATCGTGGATCGAGCCAAAGAGCTGTGCAACGCCTACAACGTAATGGGCGGTCTTTGCGACCGACATCCTGAGAGCAATACGGCTGATGCAATTCGTGAGGCAACCCACGGTCGAATCCTGCCTTGCGAATACCGTGGTGACAAGGAGATTAATGTCGTCAAAGACCCGCTCGGAAAAGTGCTGTATTTGCAGGCGAATAGAACCATGCTTCTGGATAAGGTTGCAGCGGCTATTCGCGGCCAATACATTTCCTTCAGCGGATACGGGACATTGGAGAACGATATCGTCACGCATTTGCGCAATATGGTGCGCGACGAACAGCCGGAACAGCCTGCCGTCTGGCGCAAGCTCGACTCGCAAGACCACATCTTCCACGCGGCGGGCTTCATGCTCACGGCTGTGGCCTACATCGCGCTTGACATGGGGCTGAATTCGGCGGTGCAAACCTCTATTGCAATTGCTGGTGCCGTCTTTGGCGGGTACAATGATTCGAAATTGATCGGTATCCACGCTGGTTCTTCCAGCTCCAATAAGGTATCCCCCACATGGCAACCAACTCACTCGTTAATCGGTTAAAGGTCCTACTCCCAGGCAAGAAGGGGAACGACAAAGGCGTAGCAACCACCTCGACCTTTAACCCTTCGGCTACCAACAACATCTTGTCGCTCCCGGCCTACCGGGAACACCTCACCGACATCTTCACCAGCCGGACAAGCCTGGACAGCCGTGCGCTGCTCCAGGATTTGTTCCGTACGGACCCGGACATGAGCGCGTCCGTCAACGCCTTCTTAACCGTGGCGGATACCCCCTTCCGTTATCTGGTCAAGGATGTCAACGGACAGGTGGATCGTCCAGGCCAGGAAATGATGGCGCAACTTGTCAATGCTCTGACCAAGCGTTTCGACTATTCCAAAGGCTACAAAAACGTCAAGTCGATGAAGGCTATCGCGGAGGACCTGCGCTACATGATTTTGCTGCGCGGAGGTATCGGCGCAGAGCTGGTCATCAGCAAGGAGTTTTTGCCGATGGAATTGCGGCAAGTAGACATGGGAAAGATCGAGTGGTTTGAGAAGGCCCCCGCCCAGTTCACTCCGCAGCAGCGCGCATTGAGCGGCGATATCATCTCGCTCGACATCCCGCAGTTCTTTTGCACATGGTTCCGCAAGGACCCAACAAACGTCTATACCTACAGTCCGTTTGTCAGCGCGATTAATACCATCGCGGCGCGTCAACAAGTCATCAACGATTTGTACCGCATCATGAACATCACCGGCTTCCCGCGCCTGGACGTTAAAGTGCTGGAAGAAGTAGTGATGAAAAGCGCACCGCCAGACGTTAAGATCGACCCCGTGAAAACGCGGCAGTTCTTGGACTCGGCTCTGGCTGGTATAACGTCGAAGATTAACTCGATCAAGTCGGATCAAGCTTTCGTCCACTACGACGCGGTGGAAGCCAAGACCATGAACGAGAAGTCGGCCATGACCTTGAACATCGACTCCATCATCAACACTTTGAACGCGCAGAACCAAGCTGGTTTGCGCACGATGGCGACGATCATTGGCCGTGGCACGACCGGCGTGAATACCGCGACTGTTGAAGCGCGTGTTTTCTCGCTCAACGCCCAGGCCATCAACAAGCCAATCGCCGACCTCCTGAGCCAAGCTTTCACACTGGGCCTGCGCCTGCAAGGTTCGGAGAGCTATGTTGAATGCACTTTTGACGACGTGGAACTGCGCCCTGAAACGGAGCTGGAGCCTAACAAATCCATGAAGGCCACGCGCCTGAAAAACGACCTCAGTTTAGGCATCATCACTGACGAAGAATATCACCTCGAAATGTATGGTCGTTTGCCACCTCCAGGCGCTCCGGTCCTGAGCGGTACGAACTTCCTGGACCCAGCCACGGGTGCCGCGCCCTCCAGCTCCACCACGGACCAGGGCAACAGCCCCACCGAGCGCGCCGCCAAGACCAAGGAGAAGGGCGCACCGGCCCGTGACAACAATGCAGGGGCCAACAAGGTCAAGTAGTGGTTGAAATAAAACCTTTTGCCTCCTATAAACCCTTAGAGTAAGATTGCGAACATCATGCCAAAAGCCCTCACTATCACCCCGTCGATTCGCGCCGCCATTGTTAAATCTACCGGCGATGCCGAATTCGACACCTCAAAAGTCAGCGTGTTCGAGACCATAGCGCTGAACACTTTGCCTATCAATAAGCGTGGCCTGTTTAATGGTGCCACGACCACTGAAGCCACGCTTCAGGAAATGGCTGACTTTGTACACGGCGGCGGCTTCGTGCCTTTGCACACGCTGCATGAGCAAGGTTACGAGCTGCCTGTGGGTCGCGTTTTCGACGGTGAAAAGATCACCAATGAACAGGGCCTTCCTGAGCTGCGCGCCCAGTTCTTCATCGATAACACACAAGCCCCTCTGGTTTCTGGCGTTGACACCGGCTCCATCGAAGAGGTCTCGGTGGGCCTCACAACCCAGCACCTCAACTGCTCGGTTTGCGGCTTCGATTACTTGGGCGCGGAAGCGACCTCTGACAACATCTATGGACTCGTCTGCAACGAGGGTCACGAAATCGGCAAGGACGGCACGCACGTTATCCTGTCCGGCATGGCCCGCTGGCTTGAGACCTCGCTGGTCTCGCTCGGCGCGGCCAAGAATGCCAAGATTCTTTCGCGCACGAAGTCCTTGATGGGCAACGAAGCGTATGAGAAACTAGCGGCCACTGGCGTTAGTCCCGAAGCCACTGTATTATTCGCTCAATCCCCACTGACCCAACCGACGAAACCGGAGCAAAAGATGGAAATCAAAGAACTCGTAACGCTCAACGCGAATCTGACCGCAGACAAAGCTGTCGCGCTGCATCAGGTGACGACCCTGACCGCTGCCAACGCCGAGCTGACCACGGCCAAAGCCGCATTGCAAACCCAGGTCAACGACCTGACCGCCAAGCTGGCCGCTGTGCCTGCTGACGCGACCAAGGCTGTCACCGATCTGGCCGCTGCCACCGACGCCATGAAAACCCAACTGGCCTACGTGCGTAAAGAAGCCGACCGCCTGAGCGTGGCGGCAGGCGTGGCCGTGCTGCCGGAAACCGCAACTTTTGCCGAGCTGACGGCCTCCATCGATGTCAACCGTGATAAACTCTCGGCAGCATTCGGCGGCGGTAAGGCCCAAGGCACTGACGCTGGCACCGGCGACGACAAGACCGCCACGGTTCACAAGGCTTCGGCCTACAAAATGGCCTAATAACCACCCCCGAAAACATCACTTAGGAGAAACACATGGCTGGTATCATTGGTGCAGGCGTCACCCTGCGCGGTCTCATCCCGCAAGATATGGCGTGGACCTGGAACGTTTCCGGCGTCGTTACGTTCGATGACGTTGGTGAGCTGGTCGCGCAAGACCTGACCGCTGCAAACACCGTCAAACTGCTGGCGGTTGATGAGCAACCTATCGGTATGCTGGCTTCGTACGAAGACCGCAAGATCGAAGGCATCAAAATCGGCACGGTCGATCACAAGGGCGGCTTCAAAGTCACGTACACTGGCGCGCTGGCAATCGGCGATAGCGTTTGCGGCTCGGCCACCCCCGGCGTCGTTAAGAAGGCTGCGGCGGCGAATCGCACGCTGGTTGTGTCCATCGACGCACCCAACCTGAGCGCTGACGTAATCTTCCTGTAATACACCACAACTTCCAACTGGAGAGAACTACATGAATCTGACTGACATCCCACGCCGCGCTCCTGAAGTTGTGTTGGCCGGTTTGCGCGACACGAACCCAGGCGTCTCCCGCGATGCAGCGGCAAAGCTGGTTTCCCAGGCAAAGGAGAGCGGCCTGTCGATGGCTAACTACCTGATGCTGGCGATCAACCCTGCTGCCTCCGCGACGGCTGCAAAGTACGCTGGCCTGAACGGCCTCGAAGCGGCCTTCATGGAACTGCAACTGCCGTTCCGCGACGACCTGGAACAAGGCGTGCTGCTGCAAGCCGCTGCCGATACCTTCCAAAAGTTCCCTGGCACCCGTGCCATGTTCCCGGAAGTGATCGACCAGATGGTCCGCTGGCGCAATCGTCAGGACCAAATCGAGACCGTCGCACCGATGATCGCGCAGTCGCGCACCATCGCCGGTACGGAGCTGATTTCGACCGTGATCGATGACGACGCCGAAGCCCGTCGCACCTCGTCCATCTCCGAGCTGGGTAACATCCCAGTTCGCACGATCAAGTCGAGCCAAACTTCGGTGGCGATTTACAAGCACGGTTCCGGTATCCGCACCTCGTACGAATTCGAGCGCCGCGTCTCGCTGGACATCATGACCCCGTTTGCGGCGCGTATTGGCCGCGAACTGGAAATCTCGAAGGTGCGCGCCGCGACCTCCGTGCTGGTCAACGGGGATGGTGTCAATGCTGCCGCCGGGACCAAGGCATTCACCTCATTCCAGGGTATCGTGCCAGCCGGTACGGCGAATCCGATCAGCGGACAGTATAAAGCGCTGGCACGCTGGCTGGTCTCCCGCGCCAAGGCTGGTCTGCCAATCGACACGCTGGTCGGCAACATCGATATGTACCTGGAACTGCTGTTCATGTTCACCCCGTCGCTGTCGGCTGCAAAGTCCGAAGCTGACGCGCTGGCCGAGAAGGGCGCTCCGCGTATCAATGTGAACCTGCCTATGCTGGGCGGCAACTGCAACTTCGTCCTGTCCAGCACCATGCCAGCTAACAAGCTGCTGGGCTACTCGAAGTCCGACACGCTGGAAGAACTGACCGAAGCCGGCTCCGCCATCTCGGAAAACGAGCGCTCGATTCTCAACCAGTCGATCACGTACGTGAAGACCGAAAACAGCGGCTACAAGCTGGCCTTCGGCGACACCCGTGAAATCCTGGACTTCAGCGCCTAAGCAGTTGGTCTTGACCACTTGATAAAAGCCCCGCAAGGGGCTTTTATTTCGTCTATAATTTCCCAGTCGTCCCTCCCAAACTTTTTCAAGGAAATCCAATGAAAGCCCTCGTAATCACCAAAGATTCCGCCACCCGTTTGAACACCACCTTGGGTGAGGTGATCGATGCCTTCCGCCCATCGGTCGTCACCGTCACGGAATTCGTCAAGACCCTGGCAATGAGCCGTTGCATCGAACCACTGGGCGGCGAGCTGCCGGATTCCGCCACCGATGCCGAGTTCGAAAAGTTCTGGAAAGAGTCGGACAAAAACGTCGATCTTGCTATCAGCTCTTTCCTCAGTTTCGTCCACAACCGTGAGTCATCCATGTTTGACGAAGAACAGCGCCGTTTGAATACCGAACAGGAAGCCGAAGCCGCCGCTGGTTACGCCGAGCGTAAAGCGGCTGAAGAAGCCCAGGCTCAGGCAGACAAAGAGGCTGCTGATAAAGCTGCTGATGAATCGAAGAAAAAGTTCGCTGAAATCGCCGCCGCTGCCGCAGCTCAGAAAGCGAGCGCATAATGGAATGGCGTCTAGCCGGACAGGCTCAAACTGTCATACTGGAATTTATGGTTGACGGCCAGCCGGTTGTGCCGGACGCCAACACCATCGGTTTCACAGCCTGGGATAATGGCGGGTCCATCATCCAGAAGTACAACTTCTCCCAGCCTGTAGATGCCGTGCCGACCCAGATGTCCGTGGTGATGTCACTGGCCCTCAGCGATATCCCCTCGAACGTGCTGTTTGAGTCGCGCTATTTGCGCGCAGATTTCATGTACAATTCGAAGCCGTATTCGGTCTCGAAAGCGTATCGCCTGCACCACATGATCCCCATGACGGAAGGGCCGCAGTCCGTGCGCGCCCTTGTAGGTGCCGATCATGACGAGTTGCCGGACGACGATATCGACCTTATCGCGGCCTACATGGAGCTGGCCGCGATCTATGGTGCCGCCATCGATACCGCGCTGCGCCGCACCGACGTAATTGCCATGGCCGCGAACAACGCCATTGCGCTGCAAGCCGCCGTGTCACTTTGCCAGTCGATGCAGAGCCGCTTGCTCAAGTCGGAAAAGGCAGACAATTCCGGCTTCGAACGTGCGGCCATGGACTTCATAAAACTTGAGGGTGACTTGCGCGGTCAACTTGCTGCTCGTTTGCAGCAAATAACCGATGCTATCGGTGGCACGGTTTCCGTCGCTGTCGGCCACAACCTGTTCTCGCTCAGTTCGCAGGCTGACCGCATCACCGGAGCCTAACATGCGCGCTACCTCAAACCGGCTGTTCGAGGTGTTCCGCCGCCTGGACGGAGCGCGTTTCATGGCGCTACTCGGCCCGCTCGCGGAAGCGCCCACCAAGGACCAGATGCCCTACCGTAAGCTGATGGTCAAGTCGCCTGGAATTGCGAGCATAGGAGCGATTGTAGTTGACCCTGGAGGCCGTAAGATACTCCTGCTGGAGACTGCACCAGACTTTGCCTGGGCAGAGGCGTACCGGGTCGCCTACGTCTCCCACCAGTACGCATGGAAGCGCCGAGTGGTCGTGACCGATCCGGTTTCCAAGGTAAAGCGCGACACTGGCCTATCAGACATGGGCCTCATTTACGCATACTTCGAGAAGCCTGAAGCGATCATGTTCCAGGGTACTTCGGAGACTAAATATCGCTTCCTGACAGGGCAGGATGTTGTGTCAGGAGATATCATCGACGGACGCAACGTAAAGCGCGTCTACGACGTGATGGGAGTCAAGGCGGTGGAACTTGAGTAAATCGACGTTCAAAGACGCGATCAAAAAGATGGAAGCCTCACTAGCTGAAAAGCTAGTGGGGTTTTCGTCTAAGAAGATACGCGAAATGACGGCTGAGTTGAAGGAAGAACTCCAGACGGAATACGACACATTCTTCTTACTTATTGTAGAAGATGTTGTTGGCGCTCTTAACACGCCTAGTCGATTCATCCCTTACTACTGGCAACCGCTCTCCGACAGATGGCAAATTGCGAAGCTAAAAGAGGGCAACGCTGATATAAGCCAAAGACACTACATCGGCCTCTCCAACAGCAGTACAGCGCGACGGCCATTGGGACGTGCAAAACATAACGGGATGTCCAGATTGCGCACAGCAACCGGGTCAAAGAGCAAGTTCGTTAAAGTCGGTCCCTTCGGAGACTACATGCGCTCCCTCACTTCGCAAGGGACAACGGCACGCTTCTTTGGGCCTGTAACATTGAGCTATGACTTCGTTTCTCCCGACCCTCGTTTCTCTGTCACAGTAAGCGAGAAGGATGGAGCGCTTCAAAGGGTGCAAGTTCGATCCGCCGAACGTGGCACTTTTGTGGCGTTCCCTAAAGAACTGAAGATGACGGCAACTGTCACCGCCTTTGGGAATCTTAAAGGTGTGGCCTTTAATGAAAAAAGCGTCGTTGATTACATCATCAAAAGGGTGGACCCATCCAACGAGAAACAATGGGTCAAGATCAACTCAGAATACGGCATGGGCCGCTCCAAGCGCCCTATCCGTGCAGTCATCACGCCGCTCCTGCGGTATTTTATCGAACGACGCTTCCCTGATATCGTCAGGCGCGCAATCAAATCTAGGAGTCAATAATGGCCGTACCGGGTGAACAACTTTTGATGATGGATATCGACGCTAGTATTAAGCGCTTTTGCGTCGATTGGGGCACCGCCCAATCCAGCCCGTTGGAGTACGAAGATTTCGACGCCCACGCGGACGAGAACACTGTTCCTGAAGGAGACCTGATCGGCACCTCTGGCTTGTCCCTCTCCACCAGTCACCCATTTGTGGACGTTGACGTGATGATTGGCGTTGCCACAGAGGGTGACACAAACCTGTTTCGTTTGCGTGAACTTGTAGCGCGTCTTTTCCAACGCTTGCAACCGATGAAAACCATCGACGTTTTGGATTTCCAGACAGGGGAAAAGAAGGGACTCTTGATCGTGCAGGACGGCGTGCGGGTTTTACCAGTGGGGGGCGACTCTTCGCGCCCTGTCCAGTTCGTGATGGTAGGCTTTAAGACGAATTGCTTTATGGCGGAGTGAGGTTCATCTTAGCTATTTTGTCGATCATAAGCTGATCCCTTTCGACCTCAGCTTCAATCTGCCTTTCGAGAAGCATTTCGATCTCTTTGTTGCGGCTGCGTTTTGACACCTTCCGGCGTGCATCAATCTGGTCCAGAAGCTCGATAGGAATCCTCACGCTAAATGCGGCGTGAGTTTTATCGCTTCCATCGCCCTCGATGGGCTTTCCGTCCCTGTGAATCGTACTCATGGTATCCCCTAATATGGTTTAAATTAAACCAGTTGCCATCGAGCATAGCATCGACTAGAATCTGTTGCAATCTGATTTCATCCCACCACTTAATGTTGGAGAACCACCATGACCCAAGGCGCAGCAAAGACAACCGATTTCATGCTGGGTAGCGCGACCATTATGCTCGGCCCCCAGGACGCACTTTTCAATCTGACCGACGCGAACTCGGTCGGTCTGGTAAAGAACGTCACGACCAAGACCACTCCCGGCTTCGTGGAGCTGACCCAAGGCATCCGTAACTCGCTGGTGTATTCCGTGATGAACAGCAACGCGGTTGGCATCACCGCCGAGATGTACGAATACACGCCATCGAACTTGGCGTATTCGCTCTCGCTGGACGGCGCGCAATTCGTGCGTCAAACCGCTGGCTCCACCCTGGCAACTGCCTACGCCGCGCCGGTTGCCCCCGCCGAAGTCGGCGACGACGAACTGCTGCTGGCCGCTGTTGTCGGCCTGACCGTTGACAGCTTCGTCCTGGTCCACACCGGCAAGGACGACAACGTGATGATCCGCAAAATCATCTCGGTTGACGCTGGTGCCAAGAGCATCCAAATGGACTCCGGCCTGCCGATGGCTCTTGGCATCGGTGCCAAGGTCGAAAAGGTCAACGTTATCGCGGTCGGCTCCCAGGACAACGCACCGTTCCTGTCGTGCAAGATCGTCGGCACCCTGGCGAACGGCGACACCGTGCCGATGCTGTTCCCGAAAGTGCGCGTCAAGTCCGGCCTGTCGATGGCCTTCAAGACCGACAATTTCGACCACATCCCGTTCGAACTGGAAATCTACGATCTGGTCGAAGCCGACCCGCACTTCGCCCTGTTCCAGACCATCGGTGCCAACGGCACCCCGGCCAAGGGCATGATTCTGGACTGATTCGTTGCACCCCTAGCTGCACCTTACCCCCGCCAAGTGCGGGGGTTTTTTATTGACCAAACAAAACCACTTCGGTGTATAATCGCCTCACTCTCAACCAACGGGGAATTTCATGACCACAGTTACTCAACCTTTGCCGCACACTCTCAACATCACAGTTGACGGTGCCAACTTCGAATTTTTCATGTCCTTCGCACTGCTGAACCGCATCTGCTACCTGATGGGTGACAGCACCCAGATTCCGCTGATCCTGCAAGACCCGGAACTGCGCGAAGCCATCCTGGTCGAATGCCTCGCCTTGCGCGACCCAAAGGGTAAGGTCATCCAGAAGCGCGAGCTGGACGAGGTTTCTGTTAGCTTCGATGACGTTGCCAACCTGCTGGAATTCGTGACGGAACACGTCACGGATTTTACTGTGGCGTCGATGGAGCGGGCGAACAAGGTTCTGGGGCGGAGCCAAAGCCGCATCGACGCGCTCAAAAAACCGTCGTCCTCGACACCTACACAAGCTGGGCCGGAAAGCTCAGTCTCGAAGAGTCCTGTTGTCTAGCATTTAACACGACTCCATCAGACCTTCATCGCCGCGTGTTCTGGGACGTGACGTTGAACGACATAAAGGTCAAGGTCAAGTTGTACATCGGGCAGCAGCAAGCCCAGATCGTCCAGCAGTTCCAAACCTTGGAGAAAGTCGTCAGCCTCGCCTTCGGGCCTGGGGAAAAGGAAAAGCCCAAGGAGGTCCAGAGCAAGGACGAGCTGAAGACCAAATTCAGCGCTGTATTCGGTGGAGGATAGAAGGGATGCCCGCTATAATGTGGGCATCCCTTTTTCTTTTACTGAGGCCAGCATGGCAGATAATAACCAATTCCAGGCGAGCGTGGTAGCCGGAATAGAGACCCCCGGTTCCGCCGAGGCGACCAAGACTTTCGACGCGCTGCTCAAGATAGTCGAAAAACTGGAAGGCGCTGCGGCTGACAGCGGGAAGAAGCTGGTTGAAGCCTTCCAGGCAGGCAAAAAACCTGAAGAACTGACTAACCTGATTCGCGTCCTTCAACGTGAATTAAAGTTCCTTGGAACTGTACGCCAAGGCCAGGAGCTTTTCAAGAGCGATGAAGTAGCCAATGTCAACGCGATTAATCGCGCCATTTCCGCTGCCGCCAAAGCCTACGATTCCATGCGTCAAAGCGCCGCGCTGGAGAAGTACGAACTGGGCTTGAACGCCAAGACCACCACCGAAGCCGCTGCGGCCATGAAGGTTCTCGAAACGAACCTCAAGGCTGTGGACCTCGCTTTGAAGAACGACGCTGGTAACGCTGCCCTGCAACAAAAGAAGACGCTTCTTAACGACAATATCGGTCTCCTGAATGTCGTCATCGGCGAGATGAAACAGCAGGCCACGCAAGACAAGTTGAACGAGCAAATTGCTCAAGCAAACTTCAACGCCTCTAAGCAGCGCTACGCTGAGATTCAACGCCTCGCCCAACAGCGCAAGCAAGAGGAAGGGTCGGCGTCCGCGCAAACTCGCGCCACAAACACGCAGCTCGACTACAGCCAACGCGGGCGCGATTACGCGAGCCAGCAAGCAGAGATTCGCAGCGCCCGTATCGACTCGTCTCTGATGCCTGGAAAGACTGACATCTCTCTTGACCGTTTAATGTCGTCTTCCACCAGCCAATACCTGGGCCAAATCTACAAGGACGCTGGCCTTGCCCAAGCCTCGATTAAAGCCACCTTGACCGATGGTGCCAAGGTGCGCCAACTCGTGGGAGACGTGCGCGACATCGAAGCCCGCCTCGTGGCCGAGCGCGCCAAGGGCAATATCAATCTCCAGGAAGAAGCGAAACTCCTGGAGCAAGTGCGCCAGAAATCGGTGCAGATTACGAACGCTCGCCGCGACCAAAACTTGAACGATCCTGAGACTCGTCAGGCCCGTCAAGATGCTCAGTCGCGCAACATGCTGAATCGCGCCAGCGGTGAGGGCGGCGCGGCCCTGCTGGCTGTGCAAGCGTCCCTGCTGGCGAACTACTCGATTTTGAACGGCTTTGTCACGTCCGTAAAGTCCGCTGTCGGCACGTCTATTGAACTCGAAGCCGCCTTCCGAAATGTGCAGGCTGTCACGGCGACGACCAGCACCGAAATGCGCGGCCTGGAAGACCGCATCAAAGAGGTGGCTGGAGCCAGTAAGTTTTCGTCTGTTGAAGTAGCCAACGCCGCGCTGACTCTGGGCCAAGCTGGTTTGAGCGCTAAACAGGTCGGCGATTCGCTCGGCGCTGTGGTCTCGCTCGCAAGCGCCGCTGGCACCTCTATTTCACAGGCCGTGGACCTCGTAACTTCCATCATCGGCGTGTTTGATAAAAGCACGACGGACATTGCGGACATCGCCAACAAGGTCACGCAAGCTTCCAACTCATCCAAAATCTCGGTCGAAAAGCTGGCGCTTGGCTTCCAGTATGTAGGTAACGCCGCCTCGCAAGTAGGCATCTCTTTTGAAGAGGTTACGGCGGCACTCGCGGCCATGTCCAACGCTGGTATCCGTAGCGGCTCGACACTTGGTACTGGTCTTCGCCAATTCATCACCGAGACCGAGAAGCCGAGTAAGGAGTTCACGGCCACTCTGCAACGCCTGGGCCTGACCCTGGCCGACGTGGACTTCCGCTCGAATGGTTTGCTGGGAGTAACCAACAAGCTGCGTGATGCTGGCTTTGTGGCCTCCGACGCCATCAAATCCTTCGACGTTCGCGGCGCTGCCGCATTCAACGCTTTGATCGCCAATCCAGCCGAGCTGGAACGTCAATACCTGCTGCTCCAGGACACGCAGGCTGGCGTCAAGGCAAATGAAGTACAAATGGACTCGTTCCGTTCGCAAGCCACGCGCTTGACAACCGCGCTCGGCAACCTGGCCTCTACGGGCTTCGAGCCTTTGGGCCATTTGTTGACCGCTATTATCGGCGGCTTTGCTACGCTGATCCAGAGCCTTTCCGAACACAACATACTGGTGGGCGTGGCTGTCACCTCGTTGGCCGGGTTCGCCGCGTCTGGTGCCGCCGCCTATTTGGCGAGCATGGCCGCTGGGGCTTTGCGCCTCGCGCAAGGTGCCGGTGCCGCCTCCCTGGCCGTGACCGCTTTGCAGACCGCCAGCCAAGTGGGTTCCATCGGCACGCTGGCGACCTCAATCGGCCTCATCTCTCCAGTCGCCACCGTTGCCGCTGCCTCGACCAGCACGCTCGCAGTCGCGCTCAACACGGTCAAGACCGCCTTCCTTGGCCTATCCATCGTGAGCGGAATCGGCATCGCTGTCGCTGCCGCAACCGCTGGGTTCTATGCATTCGAGTACATCACGGGCCGCTCCGCCGCCGCGATGGATGAATTGAAGGCTTCCGCGAACACGGCGAAAGGCGTGTTCGAAGAGAAGGATAAGGTGGTCTCTTCCTTGTCGAAAAAGATTGAGGAACTGACCTATAAACAAGGCTCCTTGGGGGACGGCACAAACGCTCTGACCGCAGAGAATCTTGCACTGACTAATCAGTTCGGCGCGAACGGTTACGCGGCAGACACCGCGACCTTGAGCTTTGATCGCATGATTGACTCGCTGAAAAAGCTCAAGAAAGAAATGGAGGAAGTACGCAAGCAGAGTCTTGAAAGTGCCATTGCCGACAACGAGAAGCTTTTGGAGGCTCAAACCGAGAAGCTGAAGGAGTCACTGGACAAGTCGAAAGGCACGTTCGGCACGGCAGGCAATGGCCTCACCCGTGACCTTCAATCCGCCATCGGTTCCAGCCAGGGCAATTTCACTGCCTCCGAGCGTCAGATTTTGGAGACCGCCTTGTCCCAATTGCGGGAAGGAAGCACGGGGAATCTTGGACAACTCTCCAGCGCCCGTATCCTGCTGCAACGTAAGTCATCCGACATCTCGAACCGTGGCGGGGCCGAGAGCGTAGCCGACCGATTCCAATCCGTGGCCGATAAGCTTGGCGAAGTCGTCAAGAATCTGTCTGATGTAAATGCCACCCGCTCAGAGCTGGGCGGTCTTCAAGGGACGTTGAACCGTACCCAAGCCTTTAAGGACTTCAACGAGTCTGGCCGTTTCGGTGCCGTGAAAGGTAAGACGCGCACGTTCGAAGAAAGCCTCCCACGAGTTGGTAATTTAACCGAGCTGGCGCTTGAAGCCTCTGGACAGAAAGAAGAGAGCAATCCGGTCAAGGTCTACGAGCTGGTGAAAGATGAGTACGAGACGCGCCAAAAGATTTACGCAGAGCGCGTCAAACTTATCACCGAATTGAAGAACTCCGGCAAGATTGACAAGGACACGTTTGACACCGCGAAAGCGCTCGTCAATGCACGCTCTGAAAAAGAGAAAAACGAATTCCTCCGCGCAGCGGACGATTCGAAGGACGACGCGCAGCTCGCCTACAACCACACCAAGCGGCTGCTGCAAGAGCAAGAAAAGAACGCCAAGATGAAGGGTGACAAGACCCGTCAGAAGGAGATCGAAGATCAGTTGTTCGATAACGAAATCGCGTTCAAGAACCGTGGCCTAACCAGCGCTGCTAAGATTCAAGACAATGAAGAAGAACTGCGCGCCATCGCAGAGCAACGCAAGCAGAACATTGACGACCGCAAAGTCCGTGCCGCTCCTGGCGCTCGATTGAACGAGAATCTTTCGGAACGTTCCTTGCGCGTCCAGGCTGATGCCGCCGACGCCGAAGCCAACGAAGACCGCGCCGCCATCAAGACCGCTCAGACGATGGACGAAGTTGGCAAGCTGATGGATGCGGCCATTGAGGCTAAATTCGACGCTAAGAAGAAGCGTCTCGCCGCGCTGGCCTCAAAGCAGAAATATGAGTCAGAACAACCGGGTTATGACAAGAAGACCGGCGACCTCGCACATCGTCTCGAAATGAACGCTCTGGCCGAGTCCGAAGACTCGAAGATTAATACCTTCGCTGACAGCTTCATTTCGTTGATAGAATCCGCGATGAATCGTCTCGACACGGTAACGAAGAAAATCAACGAGTCCAAGCGTAAGATTGCAGAGGACAAATTGGACAGCGAAGATCGTGTCTTCGCCGCCCAGCAAGAACTGCGCGAAGTTGAGCTTGCAATCGCCACTGGAAAGAAGGTTAAATCCGATTCGAAATCCACCGTCACCTACGACAACGCCACGTTCGGCCCAAATGGCGTTACCGCTGGCAGTCGCGGCACCAGCTCGTCCCGCACCACGACCAACTCTGGCAATGAAAGCACACTGTCGGCTGGTGGCGTTTCGGCCTCGATTCGTGAGACCCTGAATCAGCGCCGCAACCGCCTGATTGTAGAGTCTACCAAGATCGAGTTGGAAGAGAACGAAAAAGCGTTGGCCGAATACGGTGATGCCACCACAGGCCAGATCGGTTTGCTGACAACGAAATACAAAGAGTCAAAAGCGCTGGTAAAAGAACTTGGCGACAAGCTGCTGACTGAGACTGACACGAAGGTCAAAGCCGAGTTGCAATCCCAGCTCAACGTGCAAGAAAAAGTAATGACGGATAGTTTCCGCGATCTGCGCTCGGCTCGTAGCGAGAAGCAGAAGCTCCAAGTGGACAATTTCAACATCCAGAAGAAGGCCCAGGAGAACACAGAAGCTTTGCCTCAAGAACTCACTCTAGACAACCTGCTGAATAAGCTCGATGAAGTGTGGGCTAAGTATCAGGCAACCGTGGGTCAGATGAACGTGGTCAAGGTCGTGGGCGATGGCCTCTCAAGCGTGCTTGGCTCCGTGACGGGCCAACTGGGCAATGCCTTCGCCGCTGTCGTCACTGGCACCAAGTCGGTCAAGTCCGCGTTCAAGGATATGTCACTGGGCGTCATCAAAGCCATGATCGACATCCTGGCCCAAGCCCTGGCCCTGCAAGCCGTGAAAGGTTTGTTCGGTTTGCTTGGCTTCGGTGTAGGCGCTGGTAGTGGAGTCGCCGGAGCCGACGTAGGTACGACCAGCCAGATAGGAGCTGACTTCTCGCTCATGGCTGCAACAGGTGGCTTGATTGTCCCAGGCGGGATTCAGCGTGTTAAAGGCATGGCCCGTGGTGGGCCTGTTACTGGTGGCATTTCAGGCCGCGACTCCGTGCCTACCATGCTGATGCCTGGGGAGTTCGTATTGAACAGGACGGCAACGGATGCGGTAGGCACTGACTACCTGCATTCGCTTAACAGCGCTGCGAATTCGGTGGTATCATCCTCTTCGCCGAAGGTCCCCTCCGCTAAAAAGGAAGATAGCTCAGTCGTCAACGTGTGGGTTGTAAGTCCAGACCAGAAGCCTAACTCCACTGGTCCGAAGGATATCATCGCTGTTATCACCGACGACATCAGCCGTGGTGGACAGGTGAAGAAGCTCATTAAACAAGTCGTGTTAAATCAGGTATAAAACAACCATGGCTACTCTCAATTTTCCATACCATACTTTCAGCACTGAGAACCCTGAAAGCTCCACCAGGGTTCGCCTTGGTGGGGCGTATGAATTCTCCGCGCCTCCCACCGCGCCCGACCAACGGATTTTCCGTTTGAAGTTTAAGGCCATGCAATACTTCGTAGTTAATGGGTCCATTGACCGCAGCGTCCACCCAGAGTACAACCTTGCACTTCTGGACGACTTCTACGGCCTTCACAAGCTGCACGCAACGTTCACCTATAATCATCCGGTGTACGGCCCACTCTCATGCCGCTTCAACAAGCCGCTGAAAATCCCAGAGGGAAAAGAGGGCGGCAATGGGGTGGTAGAGAACATAGAAATAGAGCTTGTCGAGATGCCTGGAATCGGCAGTTCCGGTGAGACCGATCTGATTCAAATTGAGTACGAGGATATGCCATGATAAATCAGAAGATTCCTATTTCTCAGCAGTTCGACGCTTTCGAGCTGGAATCCCGTGGCATCCGAGAGTTCTATAAGATCGAATTCGCCTCCGAAGACGACGCAACAATGTACATCACGCCGCACAACCAATACGACTGGCTAGACCACACCTGGGAAACGCTGCCATGCAAGCTATCGGAGAACTCCCAGAACTCCACAGGTGAACAGTCACGTCCAAAGTTCACGGTGTTGAACCCTGCTGGTATCTTCTCAACCTGGATTGAATCTGGCAAGACTGACGGGGCCATTATCACCCGTTACCGTGCGCTGCTGTCAGACCTGGAAGCTGGCGTCAACGCCTACACGAAAAACATCTGGGTTCTGTCCAAGGTTGTGAACCTTAATAAAGACGTGGCTGTTTTCGAGCTAAGGTCCACCATCGACGGCGTTAATTTCAGTCTGCCAGCCCGTAGTTTTTATCCACCTGATTTTCCAACTGTGAGCCTTCGATAATGGGACTTCATGCCAACTACAAACACCTGCTTGGTATTGCATACAAGTCTGGTGTAGACGACTGTTACGGGCTGGCCCGTCGCTACTACCAGGACGTGTTCGGCATCACTATTGTCAACGCCGCTCGGCCCGAAGGCTGGTGGGACGACAAAGAGATGAACTTGATCGACCAGTTCATCTCTCACGATGGATGGGAGAACATGGGCCTCAACACACGCATCTTGCGCGTTGGCGACGGCCTCGTATTTTCTCTCATAAATGGGAAGGCTAACCACGTCGGCTGCTATGTCGGCAACGGCATGTTTATCCACCATATCATGGGGCGTTTCTCGACAGAAGACGCACTCATGGATAAGTGGAAAGCCCGCCTGCTGGCGATCATCCGCCACCCTGCGACCACACCCATGGCTGGCACAGCTTACCCAACGACTGACATGATGGACATCTTACCGGAGCATATCCATGCAAAACTTAAAAGAATTCCATGACCCAAATGGGCCAGAGCGTTGCGGCATAGTTATGAGCGACGGCAGGGTCATCGAATTACGCAACTTGCACCCGGACCCAATGGACAATTTCGCCATTCAAAACGAGCTGCTTTTTAACCTGGATGTTGTGGCAACATGGCATACGCACCCGCGCACTGGTCCTAATTTGACGGTGGCGGATTACAAGGCGTTCATGGCTCATCCGCGCCTCCGCCATTACGTGGTATCGGCCTCTGAAATATGGTGTTTCGAAATGTCAGGTGATATACTCGCCGTACGCGAAAGACTCCAAAACGGCCACCATGACAACGATAATCCTACACGGATACCTCCAGAGCCTTCACCCGGAACCGATCCGGGTTGAAGCCAATTCTGCCGCCGAAGCGCTGCAATCCCTGGCGCTGATCCCGGCACTTAAACCTGTCAACGGACGCCACATGGTCAGGGTCGAAGGCTTCGACTCTGCCGATGCCATCTTTGAACGGAGGGAAGTAGGGGAGCTGCACGTTCATCCGGTGATGGCTGGTGCCGGACGCCCAGGCGTCGGACAAATCATCATCGGGATCATCATCATTGCTGCCGCCTACATTTCAGGCGGCGCATCCTTGACCGCCTCTGGCGGTCTTTCCGCCACAGGTTCCATGTACTTGGCCGGGGCCATGATGATCCTGGGAGGGGTCATGCAACTGCTGGCTCCCCAGCCTTCAATCAACAGCTCAACAGCAGAAAAATCCCGCTACCTGGGCAACGGTCGAAACACCGTGGCAATTGGTACGCGCATTCCAATGATCTACGGTCGTCGCAAAGCCTACGGTCAGTACATCTCGTTTGACACCGACGCTGGCTTGTTCGATAGCGCCCCCGCCGCGTGGTACAGCTCGCCATTCACAGACAACGGAGAGTTGAACTACAGCGCCGCGCCTCCCGACCTGCCGATGGGTACGCCAGCACAGACGTACAAACAGCCGACCAGTCTGTTCACTGGAATCTCGTACCCTGCAACGTTAGAAGAAGAGTTCCAAACCTTCATCAACTTTAACCCTATCACGCTGACTGCTGGTGAGTACGATTTGAACTTCGCCACCGGGCAGACATTGCACGTCAGTATTCTGTCGGCTGGCGTCGTAACGCAAGCCACGCTGCTTGGCGGCGAAACGGCCAATCTGCCTATCGCTGGCACCTCAATCGCATTCACTCAAAACTATGGATAAAAACCTCTTTGCAGGAGCGGGTGGTGGGCCTAGCGCCCCTACCCAGGTTGACGACAACCTGAAATCGGAAGACATAATTGAGTTCGCTCTTGCTGTCTCAGAAGGCCCCATCCGTGGACTCGCGGAGGGGGCCAAGTCCTTCATGGTCGGGGACACCCCGCTGGTTAGCCCCTCTGGTACTCGCAACTTCGATAAATTCGCTATCGGCGTCCACCCTGGCTATCCAGATGGTTCAGCACGCCCTCTGGACTTGAAACTTGGTGGCGTAAGTTCGAGCACGGCGGTTTCGGTTTCGATGATGCAAAACGTGTCGATCACACGTCAGACCAGCAGCACGCTCCGCAATTCCATCGACCAACTGGAAGTACGCATCTTGTTCGCCCGTCTGGTCAAGGTGAAATCAGACGGCGGCACGACCTATAATACCGCACGTTTCACGCTGGAGTATAAGCAGTCGTCAAGCACCGAATGGCTTCCATTCGTCGGCTCGTTCTCCGCAACTGGCATCACCGGCAAGACCTCTGGCGGCACCATTAAGGAGTTCCGAAAAGATGTCCCACGCATACAGGATGATTGGGACATCCGCGTCATGAAACTAAGCCCTGATGGTGACACGTCAGATGTAGTTGAGTTGCAGTGGGAAAGCTTCCAATGCACGAACAAGGAAAAGCTGACCTATCCCGACACCGCAATCGTCCACGGCCTTGGCGTAGCTAACGGGCAGTTCTCGTCCATCCCGGAGTTCTCAGGTGTGTATGATGGTTTGATCGTGCGCGTGCCGACCAATTATAACCCAGACTTGCGCCTGTATGATGACTCCGTACCATGGGACGGTTCCTTCAAGTTTGCCTGGACCAACAATGGCGTCTGGATTCTGTACGATCTCATCACCAATCCACGCTACGGTCTGGCGAAGCATCGACGCTACATCGACGCTAACCGTTTCGTGTTCTACGAAGCGGCCCGCTGGTGCGACGAGCCTGTCCGCGTGGGTGACACCGACCAGATGCGTCCGCGTTTCACGTTCAACGACTTGATCCTAGAGCCACGCCCTGCAATGGAACAATTGCAGTACGTGGCTGGCTCCTTTAACGGCCTCGTGTGGGACGATTTGCAGGGTCAAATCCACCTCCGCGTGGACAAGGACGACCCAGCGGTTCAAATGTTCACACCAGAGAACGTGACGGCGGAGGGTTTTAACTACACCTTCACCGACATCACGGCCAGGGCAAATGACATCTCAGTGACGTTTATCAACCCGGACCTGGACTGGGCAGAGGATAGCCGACGCATTCCGAACGTTACGACCAGCGAAGATGACATCGCAAAGAACGGGCGCATTCCGCTTGATTTCATCGCTGTCGGCTGCACTAATATCCACGAGGCCGTGTCGCGTGCGCAAGTGCGCCTGATCTCCGCACTGACAGAGACCACCATGGTCTCTTTTGACACCGCGCGTCAGGGCGCGTTGTTGAGCCTTTACGATGTGATATTAATTGCCGACCCAGACATGGGCTGGTCAACCTCTGGCCGCTTGACGACTTACGACGAAGACTTCATCAATTTCCGCGATCCGATTTACATCGAAACGTTGAAGACCTACACGGTCAAGATTCAGACCCAGACTGGCATCCTTGATGTTGACGTAGAGCCTGAGCAAATCGGCCACCTCACGCGCCTCCGCCTTGTGGGCGCTCCGCTGCCTGACAATCTGCCACGCTACGCCGTATTCACTTTGGAGGAACCAAACCAAGGGTTCGGCCTTGGTAAACCTTTCCGCGTCATGGCACTGGAAGAAGTAGATGGTTCGCCTTACGTCTTCAAGGTCTCCGCGATGGAGATCAACCGTAACAAATACGTGCTGTCCGAATCTGGCACACCGATCACCGAACCTCAGTACAGCTATCAGCAGCCTTTCCTGCCGGGTCAGCCTTCCAACTTCAAAGCCCAAAGTGGTGATGACCAACTGCTGGTCCTTCCGACAGGCGAGGTGCTGTCGCGCATCCTTACCACATGGCGCAAGCCTTTCGGCAGCGTTGTGAGTGGCTACGTCCTGCAATACAAGCTGGCCGATGACGAGGCATGGCAGACGCTCCACCCATCTGGTACAGAACAGTACATCGTCCCAGTGACTCCAGGCGCGCACTATTCGCTGCGCGTGGCCTCCATCGACCCAGCCGGTAACGCCTCTGCCTGGGCGACCATCAACGATTACGTCGTGATTGGCAAGCAGAAGGTGCCAGCTAATGTGACGCTTTTCAACGTCACTTCTGGCATCTTCCAACTGCTGTTGAGCTGGACCTATAGCCCAGCCACAGATACCCGCCTGATTGAAATCTGGGGCAGCACGGTCAATACACTGGCCTCTGCGGTCAAGTTGTCCGAGCTGGCTTATCCGACGAACAACTGGACACATCTGGCCCTAAACGCTGGCGTTCAAATCTTCTACTGGGTTCGCGTCAAAGACACCAGTGGTAACTTTAGCCCCTTCTCTACGCCAAAATCCGCGACAACTTCGACGGACCCAAGTGCCATCCTGGCTATCTTGCAGGGTAAGATTAGCGCGACCCAGTTGGCGAACGACTTGACGACGCGCATCGACCTGATCGACGGTCCAAGTCCTACCTCTATTTTCAGTAAGTTGCAAGCTGAGATTCTGAGCGGAGCCAGCACGGCTACGCAGGTAACGCAATTAAACAGCACCGTGGCGGGGAATTCTGCGGCCATCTTGGCTATCAATAACATCTCGGCTGGTTCGTCTTCAGCTAGTGCGCAGCAGCTCGCCTCCGTGACCGCCACGGTGAACAATGCACAAACGGGTGTAGCAGCGTCGGCGGCGGCGATTACAGCGATCAACAACGTATCGGCTGGTTCCACTTCAGCTAACGCGCAAGCCCTCGCCTCGGTCAAGGCCCAGGTCAACGACGTTAATACTGGTTTGCCTGTGGCGATTGCGGGTGTGGCCGCGCTCAACGATGTCAGTGCCACTTCTGGCTCCGCTGCGGCTCGACTTGTGTACAACGTTTACTCCAGGATTAATGGGTCGGCGAACAGCGGTATTTCGATGGAACAGCAGTTTCAAACGCAAGCCTCTGTCAACAGCGGTTTGTACGGTCAGTATTCGATCAAGATTGATGCGAATGGATACATCGCTGGCTTCGGTCTTTCCGTCTACCCAAGTGGCGACACTGGGCATAGCTCGGCTTTCATCATCCGCGCTGACCAATTCGCCTTCGGTTTGCCTGGGCAGGTAACTCGCTTCCCGTTCGTGGCTGGGGTCGTCAACGGCATCCAGACAGTGGGCATCAACGGCGCGCTGGTGATCGACGGGACCCTGGTTGTCAGGGAAGCAAATATTGAGAATCTGTCCGTGTCCACGTTGAAAATCGGGGGCGAAGCCGTAACGACCACTAAAATTGGGAATGAAGCCGTCAACATTCCGCGATATACTGAGGGCAACGGTGGCTATGCCTTGTTCGGTGCTTACGCGCCTGTGGTGGGGAGCATTATCGTTAATATCCCAGAGAATGTCGCCACGAATTTCGTGTTTCTTATTAACTGGGATGCGGACGTTATGGATGGGGCCAACACGGGCGTTTAT